TGCCATTAAAGCGCTCCGCCTGTAGCGCCGGCAGGGAGGGCGCTATTTTTTTTGTCTTGGCCGCGCCAGTTTTATTGTTGCCCCGTCTTCGTCGCCATCGTCGACGACCATCCAATGCCGGCCGCCCATGTGTTGGATCGTCGTAGGCTTCGGTTCATCCCAGATGCACGTTATTTTATCATCCGCGAGCCGACGACCTTGGCGCACCCAGATGCGATGCGCTCGCCAAAACGGTGATCGCGCGCTTGGCCAAGGATTTGCGCAGAGTTCGCCTAGCTTAGTGACGAGGGATGGACCGAAGCGATCGGAATCCTCGAACCGGTATGGGGTATCGTCGGCGATAATGACAAAGGGACCGGCGCCCCACGCGTCGATGCAAATCCCGTTACCGATTGTGGCGATGTGGCCAAACTCGTTCATTCGTCACCCGTATTTGGCACAGTGGCGCGTTCCCGGCCGGCATCGAGGATTGCCTTCGAGATCCATCCCAATGCGATCGCCTCACGCCGTTGTTCGCCTGTCAGGCTCAAGTAGTGTTCGGCGCAGTCGTAGGTGCGGCAGACGGCGGGGTGATGGCCATGAATTGTGCAGCCGTCGGGCCCGAGATAGATGCAATCGCCGTTCGGCTGCATCGCGAGCGCGACATGGCCGTTGATGATCTGGGTGTGGTAGCTGGCGACGTCGTCACCGTGCTCGGGCAAGAGCGGGATGATGCTTTTCCGGCAGCAGAGCCGGCAGGTTCCGCAGGCAACGGTTGCGTTGCGGCTGGGGATGAAGGCCTCGAGGGTCATACGTTGTTCCCTGCTGCTGCTTTTGCGATCAGAGCGTCGATGCACGGGCACTCATGGCTGAGTTTTCCGCAGGCGTCGCAGGGCTTGCAGCGAAGGCGAAGAACGCGTGAAAGTTCCGGCCGGCGATAGTGCAACAGCCAGTCCGGCCAACGACTGAATTTGCCGCTTTCATCGATCGCCATCACCTTGCAGCGTGGCAGTTCCGACGTTTGGAACGTTGCGTCGAACTCAGCGAGCAGGTCGGCCATCTTCGACTGCCATGCGTCGGGCATTTCGTGCATGAGAATGCGGGGCAAGGTGCAGAACGATGCGTAGCTGAGGCCGAACCAACCCCAGAGTTTGTCGTAACCAGCCCCACGCGATTCATGCATCCGCTTTCTCCGTATGCTTTGCTTGACCGCAGTCCAATTCTTTGAGCGATTGAGCATGCTGCTCGGCGCTCCATGGCCAAATCCGAGGGACGGCCCACACATTGGGCTCGTTTTCATCATCATGGCCACGCCGGCAAATCTGCTCGTTTATCTTGCCCGCCATTTCTCTGGCGTGCGTAAGCGACTTGGCTGCATGCCAATCATCAGGCCCAACGACCTCAATGCACCACAGTGTTTTTGAATCCTCAGACATCAGCTTTCTCCTTTGCTTCTTCCTCGACCATGACGTCGGCAACTACAAATCATGGAGATAGATCCCAATAACGTCTGCCAACTCGCGTTTAATCTCGGCTTTGACTTCTTTTTTCCAACGCTTCTCGGTGTTCTTCACATGCTCAGCGATCGGCAACTTCGGTTCTTGGCCGGAACGTATCGCGAGCAGCCGATTGAGTTCGGCAAAAAGCGCATCGATGCGTTCGTTGTGAACGTCGCAAGTCTCTTCCCATGCGTCTGCCCCCCCACGGAACAAGCGCTTCTCTGCGACCGTCACCGCCTGATACAGCGATAGAATATGGTCAAGTTCGTCCCTCACGGCGTCCCCACTTGCTCCTTACGCAGGTTCTGGCCGCAGCACGGGCACACGTCTTTCAAGCGGACTGAGTTCCATTCACCGGAGCGCTTTTCGAGAAAGCCTTTGTCGACGAGCGTGCTCAGCATCTTGTGCATCGATCCGACAGATTTGGTCATCGTCAGATCGCAAAGCTCTGCAAGTGTCGGTGCGTGGCCATGATTCCTGACGTAGGCGCGAAGTATGCGGAGCACGCTCGATTGTTTTTCGGTCAGAGCTTTAAGCTCATCGATGCGGTCGCGGACGGTCCGTGAATGCAGGTGGTAGTGCACAACTGATGGCGACGAGATTTCCAACGCTTGCTGGATGTCCCTGATCGTAGCGTCGGGGTTAGCTTTTGCGTAGCGTCGAACGCGATCCCGCGTCTTCATCCCGCTTTCTCCGTATGCTTTGCTTCTTCCTTGATCCGGCGTCTCAAATACGCATCAGCGGGTTTCCACCGCTCTGCAATCGCTGATGCCGTCTCCGCGTCCTTCGCCTCGAACTTGACACAGGTCGCGTCGCCAGATGATGGACCACGGCTAATTCCCTGAACATTGTGCTCCCTCGGGCAGTCTCGCGACTTCATCCAGAAGAAGCATTCGCCACAGCGCGGGAGAGCGGACGCAAGAGCATCGGAAATCGCCCACCTGATTTCGTCAGACATCGGCTTTCTCCTTTGCCTCTTCCTGGGCAATCAGGGCACCCACGATGGCGTAGAGAAATGTCAGACAGTCGTTGGCGGGCGCGAACACTATCGACGGTCCTGCACCGTTGTCTGGGTGCCATATACGAAGGGACCCACAACGATCGCGTTCCCATTTGCACCCCGGCAGCACCGCTTCGAGCAGCGCCACACACGAGCCAAGGCCGTCTGGATCGAGAGTGTAGCGTGGCGGCTCGGATCGCTGGTAGAACTGCGTCTGGTCCGGCGTGCGGTAGTAGGGCTTCTGGTCGCCCTTCATTTTCACAAACGTCCAGCCGAGCAGCGTCTGGGCTATTGCACCATCAAGCGCTCTGTCAGCCCCCTTAGCCTCACGTATGCGCTTCTGTAGGGAGCGGAGGGATTCAAAGTCCATTGGTTTTGTCTCCCACGGCGCGCCAGCGCTCAACACGCACCCACGCAATCGCAAACGCGACGCCGATAACGGCGATTGCCCAGGCGTAATTGCCTGCCTGATCAAAATTGCAAACCTCGGTCACTCCCCACCCCCACGTTCAGATGCTTCAAGAGTGGTGCGGGCGTGTCGAACGCCGTCTTTCAGCATTTCAGCGACGCCCTTATCGGCTATCTGGTTTGTCGTCACGGCACCCCACGCGTTGCGCATTGTTTGCTGCGCATCCTTCAGCGCCTTTTCAAGCTCTGCTATACGGGCGGTGAGGCGGGCATTCTCAGCCTTGTAATCTGCAATCGCATCTTGAGGCCGCTCGGCTTCGTAGATCTCACGAGTTGATGCGTCGTCCATTATGTCTTGCTCTCCGAAAGAAGGGCGGTCAGGTTATTGAGAATCATCGAGCATGCGATGCGCTCATTCATTGAGCTTAGGGGCTGCCCCGTGGCGTACTCTGGGGAGAGAAACCCCTCGCGCATTGCGATAACAACAGCCGCGCATTCCTCTATCGCCTTACGCCTCGCCTCATCGGCGGCTTCGTTTGCGCGCTTAATATTAGTCTCAGCCACGCCAGTTGCGTAATGCGCACGTTCTTTCGCCTCATCGAGTTGAGCGCGAAGGGACGCGATCTCGGCGTCCTTGCCGGGCAGTCGGGCAATCTCGCCGCCTGATGTTGGATCGAATGCAATTTCAATCCCACACTTGCGCCAGCTCGCATAACCTGCCCGAACCGCATCCGCTGCGGCTTCTGCCCATGTGTTTCGGATCGGTGAGTTTCCCGCCCGACCGTCGACGCGAAATTGAAAGCATGTCTCGCTCACTTCACCGCTCCATTAGTAGAGGGGGCTCCGTCGCCGATGTCCTCGCAACTAATACCTTCGCCATTGCACTCGCAGCACGTAAACCCTTCGGCGTCTTCGCCAACGCCACTACAATCGATGCAGGTGTCCCAAACGCAGATCGTAGAGGGCTGAAACTTGCTGCGCGCCAGTTCGATAGCATCATCTACGGATGCCCCGTCCTCGGTTGTCGCGAACGCGTCTGGCGGTGTGCCTTCCGGTACTTCGCTCCAATCGGCAGCGTAGTAGACGTTGATGTGCCAGAAATTCCGGTCATCACGCTCTATTGAGCATAGGGGTCTATCGCTCATCCCCGCCCCTTTTCTGTAGAGGGGGCGCGCAATTCAGCGTTGGTCATTCGGCAGCCTCAAGGTCTTGCTCTGCGATGTGGCAAAGGAAGTCGCAGGCGGGCTGAATGGGATCGGCGGTGGGCCAATCGTCCGGTATCTCGTCAATGAAGATGCGTTCGCCGTTGATGCGCGTGAGACGAACGCCAAGTTCGCGCGAGAGTTTTGCCATGCGCCAAAATGCGGACGGAAACACCTTCCGAACGAGCGCCCAATAATCCGGAGATGTGGCCTTAACGCAGGGGATGCAATTATTATTGCCGAACCCAAGTCTGTACATAATCGGAAGCCTAATCCCGGCACCTTGAACCAATGCAAGGCACGCCGCTTTATCCAGCCCCCTCTCGATGAGCGGCGTCTTGATCGTCAACTCAAAATAGTTGTGTCGTAGCCGGTCGGCCCGCTTGCTGTCAGCGCCGTCCGCTGTGTACCCAAAGACATGCTCGTCGGTTAGCTGCTGCCATGCGAGGCGCGGCATAACCTTGAGTTCGACCGTGCAGGGCGCGCCGTCGTTGCCAGCGAGATAGCGGCGCTTCTCAAAAACATCCCACGTATCGACGTAGCGGTCTGATTTCAGGCGTTCGACCGGCTTCCCGAACCAGCGTTCGCAATCGGCAATAAACCGCTCGTTGTCGGGATGCTCCGAGCCCGTCTCGCAATAGGCGACAACGGCATCTGGATTGCTGGCGAGCGTCAGCTTCGTCGCTACGGCCGATGCCGCGCCCGCGCTAAACCAGCACACGGTCCTGCGATCTTTCATCCCCGCCCCTTTTCTGTAGAGGGCGCTTCATCAGCGTTGGCGATTTCAAGAAGAACGTCGGCGTGGCACGGCTCTCCGAGCTTGCACCAGCAGGCGAGGTTCTTGCCGCGAAGTTCGGCTCGGATCGTCTTGCGGTTCTTGTGTTCTGGACCAAAGCCGCCTTGGCAAACTAGATTGCCGATACCCCACGGCGCGTCCGGGTCCCAATCGACACTGTTGCGAAATGCCTGCACGCAATCTGCGGCGGTCCTGCATGTGCGCCAACCTTTTGGTTGCACTTCGCCGTTACCGTTGATGTCTCCGCCAGGAGCGTCGTCATCGCTCATGTTGGCGCCAATGCGCCAAGGGTTGCCCCACCTCGTCGAGCGATCGACTTTCACGGTGTTGGGCGGCATCTTCCAGCCCTTGGTGCGCTTCAATTGGATGCGTTGAGGTTTCGTCATCCCCGCACCTTTGCATCTGTAGAGGGGGCGCTTAGAGCAGCGCGGTTGTCGTCCATGAGCGAGGTGGCGCATCCGATCTCTATCTGTCGGATTACATCGTCGAGGACGCTGGCCAGCGTTGCTTGCTCTTGCCCGGCCATTCCGCCGATCTTCTTTGCCAAAGCGTGCGATACCAATGACAGCTTCTTGAGGGCGATTAGGTCGATGCCTTGCACCTCGATCTCGACCTTCACGGTGTCGACAAGCCCGAGTTTGCTCATGTCACAGCACCTCATCAGTGCTGAGCTTCCACGCTTCGCTTGCAGGCTGTTCGACGTCAATATTGTCCGCATCCCACGCGTCGCCAGCAATTCGAATGGGACGGCCTGGGTCCTTCCCCCATGAAGGATTCCAGTTGAGGCGGATACTGTTGGCGGTTCTGGTGTCGCCGCCTTGTTCAACAAACCGCGCTAACATTTCGCGCATCTGAGCAGCGCCGAGGGCAAAGAATTCTTCCATGCGATCTTCGGTAAAGCCGCGTCCGTCGTCTTGGTCGCCGTCGCCCCATGCTTCGTAGCTCATCTATTTGCCCTCTCCGGATTTATCGCTTGCAGGCTGAGAGGAAGTATCGGGTTTCAAGCTGACAGCGTCGCGCTCGGCGTCGTTCGAGAAATTCAACTCAGCATCACGGCGCGCAGCAAGTGCTTCATCAATTGCCTGGTTCAATGATTCCGCACACGTCGCTGGTTGGCGAAGATCGCAATGGAAACCGCCGTCGAATAACTTATCCTCCAACAGATGTGCATCGCGGCCAGCACTATCGGGGCCAATGGAAGCATGCGTCCATGGTCGGTTGATTGGCCCGATCGAAGCATCCGCCGAGACGTGGCAAGAGCCGACGCTCCACCACCAACCAGGAAGTTCTTTCTCCAGGCGTTGGATTGCATCTAGGAGCGCCATTAAGTTTTCTGAGCCTTCAGGCTGCCATCCCTCTGCCCCGTTGACGTTCTCGAACAGAGCAGGTGCACCGGCGTCAGCTTGATAGTCATCACTTGCAGGCTGAGCGGGCAACGGCGAGTTCTTCGGCTTCGACGCCTGCTTGGCGCGTATCGCGTCGATCTTTCCCCAGACGCGCTCAAGTTCGACATCGCCGAGGCTGTGCATGTCGAAGCCGTTGGCGAGGCAGAGCGCTGCGAGCGTTACCATCACGCCGCCGACTTCCTGCTTCGGCTCGCCAACTGGTCGGTCATAGACGTAATCGACGAGGGCGACCGCCTCCGCCTTCGAGCAGCCGAGGGATTGCACGAGTTCGAGAGCTTCTTCGAGGAAGCGGTGATTGCGCTCTACCGTATCGGCCGCAATTTCTGGGCCGAAGCATTCCTGCATCCAGGGCTTGACGTGATCTTGGAATGTCCACGGCTTGATGTCGCTTGCAGGCTGAGGCAAGCCTTCGAGCATGTGGCGCACCATTGCCGTCGCTTGCTCGGCGCTGAATAGGTTCGTTCCGGATGGCGAGCGCCGAAACTCGTAAGGCGTCCCTTTGCTAGCGACGGGGTCAAAGCTGATGCCGTCGTCCGGATTGAAATGCTCCGGAAGCTTCCACATCAGAAAGCGGTCAACCATGTGCTTGATCTGAGCTTCGGTCATTGCGGCTTCCTTCGGGGTTGCAGGCTGAGGCACGCCTTTAAGAGCGGCATGGGCTTTGTCGCGGAACAGACAAACGATAGCATCGAGCAGCACATCGAGCCCGCGCGGGTCGGCCAGGACTTCAGGTGCATCGGCCAGAGCTTGCGTGCAAATATCGGCGAGATCGTTGCGCAGATCGTCGTCTTCGATGGCCGCAGTAGCCTTCCGCAATCTCTCGGCATCATCTGATGTCTGCCGGTCGTTTACAGGGAGGGTGGAGAGAGCGGCATTAGATGTATCTCGCGCCATTACGCGAAACTGCCAGTGATCCGGTTCTTGCGATTGGCCGCAGTTTGCGATCTTAGAAAGCGCCTCTCTCATTGGCTCATAGGCGTTGCAGGCGGTGACGATGCGCGTCGTGAGCGCTTCTGAATTGTCGGCCCAATGATTGATCTGGGCGACGCAAAAACTACTGCCGGGTCCACGGTGCCTCATCTGGAGTTGCCAGCGCCCGTCGCGCTTCTCAGCCCAGAAATCGCCCCCAGTTCTAATATCTGTCGGCATTTCTTCGGATTGGCTCGCCATGCCGCGACCTTTCAAAGAGTTCATCCGCGATTGATCCAGTTGAGCCACGCGCGCACGTTCACAGCATCCAACGATGATCCCCGGAGCCGTTCAGCGTTGAGCGCGTTCACCCAGAATTCGGAAAGCGTCATGCCGTTCGCCGGCGGCGGCTCCGGCACCGAATACGGAAAGACGATTGCTTCGATTTGCGATGGTCCGCGCCGCGGCGTCGTCGTTTCGTCGGAGGTCATGCGATTAGTCCTTCCATGGGTCCGCCTCCTCCGGGCTCGCCATGACGACGACGAACGGACGTAAGCGATGGAGAACGCGAACTGAGGATGCGTGGTGCGCCAGCACGTCGTCGAGACGGCGGTACGCCATTGGGCTTTCATCGAGATCGGCGCCGATCAACGTCACGCCGCGCCCGTTCAACCACTCATCCATCTGAAGCCGCACGAACCGCCGCTTGGCTTCCTTGCGGCCGAAGAGCCGGCCGGCGCCATGCACGGTCGAATACAGCGATGCTTTTGCATCTTCGCTGTCGACGCCCTCCAGGATCACGCAATCATCACCCATGGACCCACCGACGAAGCCCTTCTGGCCGGGAAAAGCGGGTGTCGCGCCCTTGCGCACAACCCAGAGATCGCGATCACCATGACGTTCGCGCCAAGCGTAGTTGTGATGGTTGTGGACGGATTCAAGAAGATTTCCGCCGATGATTTTGCGGACGCGATCTACAACCCATTCCCGGCCCGCATAGGCATAGCGACCAGCCAGTTCCATCGCCGCGATATAGCGAGCGCCGAGTTCGGAATCCTCATCTACGATCGCGGGCGGGACATTGAGACCGTCTTTGCCGCCCGCCGCCTTCAAGTATCGCGTGGCGCTCGTATGCCCGAGTCCCCGCGATCCGAAGTGCACTCCAATCCAGACGTTGTCGTCGCCATCGCGCAGAAGATCCACATAGTGGTTGCCGGAGCCGACAGTCCCGAGCTGGCCGACCGCCTTTGGTCGGTAGGTCTCCATGTCGGACATTTTCCAGGCGTCGCCATCGTCGAACAGTTCATGCTCGACATGCTCGGCATTACGTCGCCCGATTCCGAATGAGATGATGCGATGGATATCAGCCGCGATCTCGGGGACGCGCGTCGCGATGTCCGAAAACTTCGTGTCGAGACGGGCTGCCATGTTTCCGCATCCGATATCGAAGCCGACACCGGAAATCGAAATCTGCTTTTCATATGCGATGACGCCGCCGACCGGTTGTGCGTAGCCGAGATGGCCATCTGCGCAGATGACGCCGGCGACGGCATTGCCAACGCTCATGCAATTCTTCATCTGTTGAACGGTCGCGTCATCGTGCGAGCCGATTACCTTGATCGGACTATTTTGATATTGCGGCTGCTGCGGGCGGAGATTGGCGATCGACTTCGCGGCTTCAGTCGCTTCGATCGCGAGATGCTCATCTCGTGCGGCTTGTCTGAACTGGCACCAAGCCGGCCACGGCTTAATTCCAGGTCCGCGATCGACTTTGGCGTCTGGATCGGGATGACCGGCTGCTATGGCGAGTTCGCGCGCCCGGTTTTTGTAGGGATCAGATCGTTCCATTATTCGTTCCTTCAATGCACGGGGCGCTCGTCGAATTCGCATTCTTGACCCCACGCAATCTCGCCACGGAGATTGACGAGAAATCCGGCCGCGAGTTCGCGGCGGGAAATCTCTAACGCTTCGTCGACAGGCCGCAGAAAGCGCGCGACGTGATCCTGGCTTTCTTCGCCGCCCCAGATGTCGATGACGATCATGCGGCCTCCGAAAACAGATCATCGCTCGCGCGGACGCCTTCGGGCGTGATGTGCGCTAGTTCGCGGGCGCGCAAATAAAGGATGTAACGATCCCGCGTTGACCGCTTGAGGTTGGCTTCTTGTTCGATGCGGTCGCGGGAAACCGACCGAGGATAGGCGTCGCAAAGCACGGCTAAAATGCGGGCTTCGCCGTCGGGCAGTTCCGCGATCATTTTCGCGCGCAACGCCGCGCCCGTTGGTAGCGGCTGGTAGTCACTGCCAAGGGCAATCCTTCCGGCCGACAGCGCGACGATGCGATCCGCAACGGTGTCCACCAATCCCTTTTGCTTGAGATAGAGGATGTAACGGTCGCGCGTCGATCGCTTGAGATTCGTTAGAACGGTGATTTGCGATCGCGTTGCGCCGTTCGCATACTGGGCGCACACGGTGAGAACGGCACGCTCGCCGACCGGAAGCCGTACGTCGCCGGAAGTCGAGGCCAGCGGCGCGGGAGCGGCCGCAGGCGCGCTTTTGGGCGCTGGGCGAGCTGGAAGCGCCGCGAGGCTCGGTTCATTGGGCTGCATCGAGCTCAGCGCCGCTTTCGCCTCGCGAACCGCATCTTGATAGCCTTCCGTTCGGCCGACACGCTTGCCTTGCTCGAAACCTTCGGCGCGGGCGCGGTCTTCGGCGACGCGCACGGCGGCAGGATCCGGCGAAGCAGCGGGGGCACCGGCCGGGCTCGGCGCTTTGCCCTTGGCGGGCTTGCCACGTTCAGCCTCGATCGAGGCAAGGCGCGCGGTGAGGGCGCCGAGATCGATCGGTTTGAGCGCGGCGGTGCGCTTGGTCTGGCCGCGCTTCGGTGTTTGCGAACTGTCGAAGGTTTTCTTCTCGGGGAAGGTAGCCTCCTCGAGGACGGGCAATCCCGGAAGCCAGATCACGCCTTCGCCGCGCTTGAGACGCGGCAGGCGGGACAGCATCTGCTTTTCATCCTTGCGGTCCGCCTGGCCTTCGATCCACGCCTGCAGGGCGCTCCGGTCCTGGGACGATGTGAGCTTCATGGCGATGAGGCCATCGGCTTGGCTCAGGATGTCTTTGGAGAGCACGGCCGGCCGTTGCGTGATCAGCCACGGGATGAACCCCTTGACCCGCCCGCGGCGGACGATGTTCTCCATCAGGCTTTGCAACTGCGGTTCGAACGCACGCTGCGGAGCCCACAAATCCGCTTCGTCGAAAATCAGATGGAACGGTTCGCCCGTCGCCTTGCGATAGAGCGCTTCCAGAAATGCCAGCATGAACCGGCGCTCAGCCGACTTCGAGCCGAGCGTCGAGAGTGAGACGATACAACTCTCTGACATCGAAGCGACGGCTTCGCCGATAACGCTGCCCGCGTGCTCGGTGATCGGAATATCCGCGTGCGCGCCGCCGAAGATGATGACGGGGAAGGCTTGACGCACGCCGTCAGCTTTGACGCGCAGGCCGTACCAGACGTCGAGAGGATCGACGACGACAACCTTCGCGCCGGTTGTCAGGATCCTCTCGACGGCTGTCCCAGCGGCGTAGGTCTTGCCCGAGCCCGAAGTCCCGACGAAGGCCAGCCGGTCGTCAAGCGCGCTCTCCGGAATCGGATGAGCCATAGTGTTCTCCAATCATCATGCTGCCTCTACGCTGTCGGTTACAGGATCGTCGTTGTTCGCGTCGGATTTGATCGCGGACAGGAAATAGGTTTCCCAAGCGTCCATCAGGGATCGACGGCGCTCGAGCGCATCGCCGCGCCGGTATGCACGTTTCGTCTTGTCGGCAATGACATGGGCAAGCGCTAAGTCGGCGAGTTCCGGCGCGAATTCGGTCGCGTCTTCGACCCAATCTTGAAAGGTCGACCGGAACCCGTGAACAGTGGCTTCGACATCGAAGCCTTTGAGACACTCCGCCATAGCGTGAAGCGACAGTGGCTTTCGCTGCGATGGTCCGGGAAACAGCCAATCGCTGCCGATCTTCTCCATCTCGTTGACAATCGCGATGCAGCGTTCGGTCAGTGGAACACGGTGTTCGCGGTCGCGCTTCATGCGCTCTTTCGGAATAACCCAGACACGCCCCTTCTTGTCGATCTCGGAGAGAGGGGCTTGTGCCGATTCATTGGTTCGCGTCGCGGTGAGAATGGTGAACTCGAGTGCGAGCGCCGAGACGCTCGTGAGTTGTCGCAGCCGCGCCGCAAAATCTGGAAGGTCGGACCAGGGAAGCGCTGCATGGTGGCCGCGCACGAGTTTTTTGACCGGCGGGAGCAACTGATCCAGATGACCACGCCAGCGCGCCGGATTTTCGCCGGAGCGTAGGCGCCGGGTTTTGGCCGCGTCGAGCACGCGCTCGATGCGGCCGCGGATGCGCGCCGCGGTTTCGGGTTTCTCCGACCAGATCGGATTTAGGACGCCGAGCACGTCCTCGGTCGTTACCTGATTGATCTGCTGACGACGGAGCGACCGGCAGTAGGCGTCACCGACCGTCATCCGCCACTGTTGCCGGTGCTTGGAGTTCTTGAAGCCTTTCTCGATCGATCCGATCAGATCGTCGGCGAATTCTCCGAATGTCGGAATGCCGCTTGTCCGAACGAGTTCTTCGCGCGGGTCGCCCCGTTTCGCGAGTTGGTTGCGGCAGCGGCCGGCGATCTCACGCGCTTCAGCCAGCGAAACGTCGCGCGCCGGCCCGATGCTGAGCGTCACCTCGCGGTTGTCGCCACGACCGCCACGTTTGTAGCGAAAAACCCAAAGTCGCTCTGGCGTGTCCCCGCGCAGGCGAACCAAAAGATAGAGCCCCCCACCATCTGCATACCTTCCTGCCTTTGAAGTTGCAGAGACAGCCCGTGCATTCAGCAGGTTGAGACTGCGCGCCATCGTTCCCTCGACTGAGTTCTTCCGGTTCCCACACCGGTTCCCACACTGATCTGCGCTCGGCAGGGACGCCGAGTGACCCGTGTGGACGAACTGAGGGCTTATTTGTTTGGGTTTCAAGAGTATTTTCCACTGTATCAGACGTACAGTGAATTACTTCTGGCGGAAGGGGTGTCCGCCTTGATAATTCACTTATGTTTCGGAAATAGCTTACGTTTTTTTGTCCTAAGTTTTTTCGGTTCCCCCACCGGCTCCCCCACAACAGCGAGCGTGGGCACTCCGACGATGCGCGTAATCTCATGCATTGGGATGTGGGTTCGGCCGCGCGTTTTGTTCATCGTGATCTGCCCATCGGCTTTCATACGATAAAGCGTCTGCTTGCACACGCCGATAAGGCGGCAGGCTTCTTCCACCGAGACCTGCATTGGCTGCATATCTCCCATTGGATTACCCTTTGCTGTCGCTGCAACTATTGTCGAGTTCGATTCCGCGTCCGAAATTCGAACAGGCGTGACGTCTGTCGTGATGTTCGCCATCCAGCGCGCATGCGATTTCTGGCTCGGGCACGCCCTTGGCGTCCAAGATCAAGAAGGCGTGGTCACAGGATTTGCAGGCAGGCTTCATCGCTTGACCCCAAGCCGCGAGACTTTTCGAGCCTTGCGCTGAGCCTTGCGTTTCTCTTTACGCTTGTCGGACTTCGGCTCGAGAACGGAATCTGGCTCGTCACGATGGTGGATCGGTGCGAATGCGCCGCCCGCGAGCAGAGCGGCTGCAGCAGCAGCGACGAACTGGCGTTTCATGGCGCTCATAATGCTCCCTCGATTGCCTGTTTGCGCGTTGCGTCCGCCAGCCGGAACACGATGCCCCGGCAAAATTCGTCTTCATCTTCCTTGATCAGAAACGTCGCGTGCGGAATGTCTGTCTGATAGGCCCAAGACACGTTGTCATTATCTGGGGCCCAGATCGCTTCAATCGTGCGCGCCGTTTCGCGCGACTCCTCGAAATAAGGGCAATCATCTTGCCCGCATTTATTCTGCAAAAGGCCCTTGTCATCGAGATAGGCCGTCGTGCCGTTCCAGGCTCCGAGCTCATCGGAGATCGCACCGCGAAACTCCATGAGATCATCGCTCGCGCCGAACGCGGCAACGAGAAACGTCGGCGCGATCTTGTTTGCCGCGACCCACGCCTTAACGGCTTCGCGGTAAATCCCTGAAAGATTATTGCCTTCTAGGATCTCGACGAGCTGCGCATCACCGTCGAAAGCATATTTATCGTGCAGTTTAACGGCCCATTTGAAGCCGTCGATAAAGAGACTGAACGGCATCGTCTCGGCCAGCATTTCTACCAGCTCATCGCTGACGTCTTCTTCGAGCCAGTCCGCCACGTCTTTCGCAATCGATTGCACGGCCTTTGTGCGAATATCCGCGTCGAATAGCGTCGGACGCAGCGGCGGGTTGGGCTGCACGGCATAATCGAGCGGAAGTGCGGTTTCTAAGTTCATGCCACCCTCACTTGGGCATCTAGGACGACGCCCGCTTCCATGAAAATCTGCCTGGCTTCCGCGATCTCCAATGCCCAGCGGTCCGGGTAATCCGACGCTGATGAAACCGACGTCACAACGCGCCGTAAGCCCGCCTGTACGATATGGGCGGCGCAACGGTCGCATGGCGGCAGCGTGACGTAGAGCGTGTAGCCGGCGACGGGCACGTGGCTGGATAGGATCGCATTCAGCTCAGCGTGAATGGTGCGCGCCAGTTTGCGATGTCGATCGGCAAATGATAGCGCATCACTGACGCCACGCGGCGGCCCGTTGTAGCCAAGCGATGCAACAGTTCGATCCGGCCGGACGATGACGGCGCCGACCTTCGTGGACGGATCCTTCGACCACGTCGCGACATGAGCAGCGAGTGCCATAAAGCGGCTGTCCCAGTTGCTCATGCCGGCCTCACGTCACGAAAGCCATCACCGGGTTTCAGAGGCCGGCCCCAGCGATCCATCCCGCCATCATCGCCGGTTGATGATCCTTGATCGCGCCAGAACCCGAAACGCGTCATGTCGTGACCGAACGCGATCCACGGGCGCAGCGCGCGATAGGAATAAGTGAGACCTTCGCGACCGACGTACTTGTGCCAACGCCAGAATTTGTGGCCGTTGTAATTTGTGGGTTTGCCGTTCTCGTATTTGACGTATCGGATCGGGGCCCAGATGATCGGGTAGTCGCGGTAGCTTTTGCGGGTCGCTTGGAGACTGCGCCACTGGCGAATGGTCTTGTGCCACAGCGGCTCGTTCGCCCACATCCACTCGCCCCACTTTTTGAAGGCCATGTAGCGGTGGGCGTAGTGCGACACGTAGTCGTAGCGGAGCGCTTCGGAATCCCCGGTCAGATCATACGCCTGATCCGCGGTGAATTCGCCGCAATCGGCGAGCGATAGCAGGTCACGGCACGCTTCTTTCCGTACGTCGGGATCTTCGTCGTCGTCGAGATAGGTATGCTCCTCGACGATCTTCTTCATGAGCTTTGGGATGGTCCGACACGAGCAATCGTACTCGAGCCCATCACGCATCTGCCGATACGCATCTTCGATGATCCCGCGCGCCGTCGCTTCGGCGTCGAATTCCTTCTTCTTCGGCGTCTTCTCCATGAAATAATCGAAGCCAGCACCGTTGATCCAAGACGCCGCGCTCCAAGGATCATCGAAAGAATAGTGCCGAACGACGAGTTCTCCGATATCGCCGGAGCAGACGAGAATTCCTGGCGCCCACGTGATGCGGAAATAATAGGCCGAACATCCGGGCTTCCTGAAAAGCCACGACCATCCGGGACCGGCGCTGGTCGCATGCTTTTCGAAGTCGCGCGCGGCCCAGTCTTGATCGGATTTTCGCGTTGCTCGTGTCATGCCGCCACCGCCTTCCCGGTGACGTCCGGCATTTCGTTCCACTCGCGGCCATCGAGCAGGCGACCTGATCGCTTTTTGCCTAGACGGGAGACTGTCTGCGCCTCGTCGTAATTGCCGTCCTCGAAATCGCACCAGATTGGGCGAAATACATCGCTCCAACACTGATCGTCTTCATCCCATTCGCGATGATCAAAACGGCTTTGCTCTGGATCGTCGTTTATCGTCCAGCCGTCGACGGCGCCGATTTGTGGGGCCCACTCTCCCCACTGCTTGAAGAAGAAGGCGACGCCGGCGGCGCCGCACTGATCGCGGATCGATCGCGCCCAGTCCGGATGCATCGGGCGCGCGCCTTTGCCGCTTTCGCCGCCGACGATGACCCAATCCAGAATTGGAGTAGATGCGCCGTGCTCAATCGTAGTTCCGCCGATCCGGCACGGGCGCCACGGCACCAAGGCGTCGAAGACCGTACCGCTGTGGCCGGTGACGCGAGTGAAGTCGATCGGCCCGAGGAGGGGCTCGGCCGAAACGAACCGCTCGGCTGCCGGCGTCGCCAAAAGATCTGGAATGCGCTCGTCGGCGCGCTTCTGATCTTCGGCAGAAACACCGAGCCAGACGTTTAAAAGGCCACCGTTTCGCGGCAGATGCATGGTGCCGCTACCGTCTGGGAATTCGAAAGACTCCCCAGAAGATTGAAAATATGCGCGCATCCGCGCGCTGCGCTTCGTCAGCACCTGGAATGTGTGCTGTGGACAGAGCGCCATGACGGCGAACACGCGATCAATCCATTCGTCTGGAACGAAATCAGCAAACAAATCCGTCATTGAGCAGACAAAAATCATTCGCGGCCGCTTCCATTTTAGCGGCTGCAACAACAGCTTTTCGTCCAAAAAGAGCTTTGCCTCGCCGTTATGGTAGCCGCGCTTTTCCTCGCGGAATAGATTGCCGGGTTTGAATGCGAGGCCCGTGCCAAGCCGATTGTTCATTGCTTCGGCATAGCAGTGGCGGCATCCTTCAGAAGCATGCTCGCAATGCCAGCCTATGCGTTCCTTGCCGCTGCCGTCATTCTGAATTTCAATATAGCTTGCGCGAATTGGCGTCCAACTCGCGTCGGTCCACTCAATTTTTGTTTTGTCGCTCATGCCGCCTCCGCCTTCAACCGATCAATTTCAATAGCGTGAGTGATCGACCACTGACCGTCAGCGCGCGGCACGGCTTCTTTGAGCAGCCACGGGACGAGCGTCCCGGCCCAATCATCGAGCGAAATCCAACCGCCGGAATCCAGGGCGTTGATGTCGAAAATTCCGATGCCTCGATAGGATGTGTGCCATGACGCCACCCAATGTGTGTGGCGATAGCGAGCCTTCGCAGGCACCTCCGGCAGCATCCAAGGCCCATGCCACTGAATGCGCGCGAGACCGTATTTCGGCCACGTCAGCGGCGGCCGCATGTAAGAGTAAGGTTTGCCTATGCGATTTAACGTGTCACGCATCAGCGTTGGGTTCGTATAGCGCTTCGCTTCGAAATCCCCAAAGTACGGACGAACCTCGTTAAGCGTCATGCCCATAATGGCGGCGACCGCGCTGGGCCCGCAGTTGGCACCCCATTCATCACACGCGCGTCGCGCATCTTCGAGCGTGAACCGCAGAGCGCTCATGCTGCCTCCTGTTCGTCTTTCGGCTTTGCGCGCATCGCCCGAACGCCATCACGGAACACTTCCAGTGTCTCGGCGTGACCGAGCTCGTCGTTGACCGCGTTCAACGATTTCCGAAACCGCTTGCTGGCGCAGCGATCAAGAAGCGATGTCACGTAGGCGACTTCATTGATGCGTGTCGACGAGCCTTCGAATTTGTCGAGTTTTAGCCGGTAGACGTGATAGATCACGCCGATCGCATCCCAGGCCACGGCGCGCGTCGAGCATGGATCGACCTTGATACCGCGCTTATCGACCGCGCAGGCCTGTTGGCACCATCGCGATCGATCTGCGATGATCTTGCCTGCGCGGATGATGGCCTCTTCCTTGGTCACGCGCGTGCCTCTGCTGCCGCTTTGGCTGCATTGAGTTTGCGCATGAGCCGCTTCGCACGATACTTGGCCATCGGTGCCAGCAGGCTGTCGTCATTGCCGTTGAGATCGTGACGATGCGTGCCCTTGATGGTTTTGGCCAGATAGTCGAAGCGCGTCGTGTATTGGGTAAACCAGTCCTCCAAGCGGACCGGATCCGTGCCGGGATAGAGATCCAAAAGCTCCTGATGAATTCCGCGCTTCAACACCTTTATCTGATGTAAAAACACGGGCGGGAGATCCTGCACGTTGCAACGCAGGATCAACGCGAGTTCCATCACCATTTCCTTGCGCGTCAACGCTTTCATTGTGAGACCTCCCACGCGAAGCGGCGTTCAGGATTGAGAAAGCCGACGGGCCGCAACGTCACCGGAGCAGGATTGGGCGTGTACTGCTCCGTCGTGAGCCGCGTCGCGGGCTTCGCGTCGGTGATGCGGCCCGGATAACCTTTGCGGGAGGAGAGGTAGCGCCGCACCTCCCGCACTGGCGCCACGGCGGCCTTTGCGGCAGCCGAGAAATCACCGGGCTTCTTGTTCCAAGCCGCCACAGCGGCATGCTTTTGGCGAAGAGAAAGCGTGGTGTTTTTATTGATCATGAAGAATTCCCCGCATTTCCGTCTTCAGTTGAGAGCGACAGAGACGTGACGCGCCGGCGCCGACCGGCGCACATCGGGACGCTCGATCACATCGGGCGAAGCGAACATCAGAGGCTGCCCGAAAGCGCGACCGATTTTTGCAAGCGTATCGACGCGAGGCGCTAGCGTGCCGCCGTCTTGAACAGCGGTGCGCATGTTCTTGATGGTCTGGAAGGCAACGCCGGACCTTCTTGCGACGTCGGCCGTCGATACGCCGCGGATCATGCGCAGACACGCGAACGTAAGTTGGTGACGTCTTTTTTCGGTCTCGGTCAGATCGGCGGTCTTCTTTGCTTTGCGTCTCATCGTTTCACTCCTTCACTTGCTGACAAACTGCCTTTACGCACTCGTTGAAATGAGTTTCGGCTGCGCATTTTGCGCTGGGCCTTCTGAAACGGACGCGACGGAAGTTTCTTCTTTGGCCTCGCCGGCGCGACCGGCGTTTCACCCGTCGTCTTCGCGAGAACCCGAGCGCGGAATTGTTCATGCGCCTTCGAGATGCGATCAGCTTTTCGGATGATCGCGACGTCCTTCGCGGTCTTTTCGCGATTGTTTGCGATGAGGCGCGGCGTCAAATTCCAGTGCTTGTCGAATTCGCCCGGCGCTTTTTCCCACGCTTTGTAAATGCCATGATCCCAGACAACGAGGCTGATGACCTGCTCAGCCGTGAGCTGGCGAGCGTGTTCCCAAGGAATGTCGAATGCAATCCGCAGCGCGGCCGCAATCAACTCGTCCTTCGGAATGTACTCGCGCCGCTTGCCCATTACGCGCGCTCCCTCTGCCGCGAAGCGAGGTCGGCGCGCCGAGCCCGAGCAGCAAGGCGACGATGTTCTTGCGAGCACTCAGTCTGCGGACCATGCGGCGTGAACTCCGTGCCGCAGATCGTGCAGACGCGGAGAGGGCCATCCATGCGGGCGCCCGTAGAAAGTTTGCGCCAAAGATCTCGGTGCAACGGCGAGCACGTCTTCCGCCCCGGCAGAACAGGCTTGCCGCAACCTTCAATGAGGCAAATCTTGTCCATCAAGCCAGCTCCTCAACGACGGCCGCTGCCAAACCCTTGTCCGTGATTTGATAGGTGGCGGGTTCACCCCCGGAGCCGCCGGCCGGCTTCGCGAGCATCAGAAAGCCCTTTTTTTCAAGAGCGAGCTGCAGCATCGAAATGCTGCCCGGAGAGACGTGGGCGTCCGTGGCGATGCGCCTATGGGATCGCGAAACGATCCCATAGGAATCGGCGGCGCGGAGCATCGCGTCAAAGACCGCTTGCTGTTGATCGGAAAGCTCTTTGCTCGTGTATTCGGCGTCCGGCTTTATGAAGATTTTCGGACCGCCCTTGCCGTGAACGTACACGTAACGGCCGAGTTCTGCGCTTTCGAGAAAGCGAAGCAACTGGCAGACGCGCTCATACGGCGCGTCATAGTCGTCCATGATGTTTCGCGTGGTGATGCCGTCGGGGTACCGCGCGAAAAGGTCCGGCAGATCGTTGCGAACCTTGGCGCAGAGTTCATCGAATTGTTGTGCGGCAGATCCCGGTGGTCGCCCGCGACGCGCATGCGATGCGATCGGATCATCGGCCGTTGTCACGGGAGCATCAAAGCCCGCGTCGACATGATCGACATGAATAAGCAATTGGTTCTCGACGCTGACATAGCGCGAGGCGCGATCGGCGTCGAAAAACACCGCGATCTGATGATGAATCTTTCCTTCGTCGGGATGGTGCCAGAAGACGACGAAATCGCCGTCTGGACCGGGCGCGAACCAATACCGTCCCTTCTTGATGTCATAGGCGTTCATGCCGCCGACTCCATTTCGGACGGCGCTTCGCTGTGCTGCGCGTTGGCCAGATGACGCGCGTAAACCGAAGTCAGCGCTTCCGTGATGCGCACGCCTGACGTCGCCGCAATCGACCGAGCTTCGTAGAGCGCTTTTTCGTATGGGAGGGCCCGAAGCATCGCGACGACATCTTCAGCGCTTGCCGATCTGGCTTCGATCAGAATGGCGGCGAGCGCTTTCATTTCATCGGCGCGGGCCGGAGCGCGTGCGGCGCGCGTCAGGCACGACAGGACAAGCGTTGCGCCGTCGGCACCGTGCTTGTTGATCAGAGATTTGATGCTGCCGAGGGCGAGCGTTTCGCCCGTCTTGAATTGGCCATTCCCGGGCGGAAATTTCATGATCGTGATGCCGGCGTTGCGGCAAACGGTGTCGATCTCGATCGCCTTGGCGTCGCCGGCAATGATCGAGGAGTAGTGCAGTTGCGCCGGGACGACGCTGATCCGGTTCTGGTTGTGACTGATAAAGCCCTTTGCTCTATCGGCGAGCGTATCCGCGTCGACGACCGAGATCGGGATTTTCCCGAACTTCGGATTTTTGGCGGCCATCGTCGCGCATGCGATGGCCGTATGCTGACCGTCGATCACGTAGAATTTGTCGGTCTCTTCGTCCTTCGCGACGATCGGCTGCTTGTAATGCGACCAGTTGAATTCCCGGATGATGCGCATGATCAGCCGGATCGACTTCTTAGACAGGTTGCGCTGGTAGGTCTCGTCGACGCAGAGCTCGGTGGGATTGATCCACATCAGGGTCGGCGGCGAGTTGGCTACGTTGCCGACCAGATCGAACAGAGCCTTGATCGGCTCGATTTTGCGAAGTCCCTTGGCGTCCACTTTGGTTGCATCGCCAGCAAGGCGTTGGCTTTTCGTCGAACCCATGCCGTGCTTGACGAACACGATGCATTTGTCCCGTGACGCCTTTTCCCAGCAGAGCCCGCACGTCGCGCAGCATGCCGTTGCATCGCGCTCAGCAGGGCAGACAAGGCCTTCCGCAACGTTCGGGCCCTCTGGTATGCGGTCGATGACGACGGCCGCCCCTGATAGCGGCTTTGGCTCTGAAGGCCGAATGCAGAAACGATCGGGAAACTGATTGCGGACCTGGAACAGCCGGTTGCCGATCGCCGGGCTTTTGGCGTCCCGCATGCGAGACGTATAGCCAAAGGCGTGAAGGTTCGGATGTCGCTTGAGCAGTGTTTCCCAAAGCGTGACGTATTCGGCCGAGTAAAAGTCACCGAGCACGTGCAGGCGCACGACGAAGCCTTGCGGATGTTCTTTTGCAAGCGCCGCAACTTCGGACGTGAGCTTCGCTTCGAGATCGGGCCCAGGCTTGTGCCGGCGCGCGAAGGGCATGGCATTGCCGTAACACGACTTCCACATGTGGCAGATCGAAGGGCACGTTGCTCGCTCGGGCAGCGTGAGGGTGAAAATGGGAAACCCCTTCCACGCACCCTTCGTGACGACCTTGCCGATCTTGCGGGAGTTCATGCCCGAGACGAGCACGCGTGGAGCGTCAGACGCGGAGACGACCATCGTCTCGAAGAGCGGCTTACTCTGCAATATGGCCGGATGATCGTCGTCGAGTTCGACCACGGCTTGCGGATTGGCGGTCGGCAATTCCTCGAACCGCCTTTGTCGAACGTCCCCCATGCGCGTTCCCCGTTTTTTCAGCAATTCCGCGCGGGCGCGACCGACGCGGCTTTTCACCGTGCCTTCCGGCACGTCCATGATTTGAGCGATTTCGGCGTATGTTTTGCCGCTGGCGAGAAGTTCGATGCAGCGCCGGGCGTCATCCCGAAGTTCGCCGAGCATCTCCATTGCTTCGGTGATTTCTGTTGCCGCTTCGAGTTCTTCAAGAGGATTTCTGCTGTCATCGGCGATCCGAACAACAGCCTCTTCGTCGAGCACGCATTCACGATTGTTGCGCCGAACCGAAGTCAAAAACGTATTGCGCAGAATGGTCGTGGCCCAAGCAGCGAGATTGGTGCCGTCGAAGGAGTGTCCGGCGCGCAATGCTTTCAACATCGTCGTTTGCACGAGATCAGCAGCCCGATCGGCATCGTGAGCGAGCTTATGGGCATAGGCCATGAGCTGCGGGCGGAGCGCTTCAAGCTCCTTGCCGAACGCTGCAATGTCCTGTGCCCCGCCCATGCGCCGCTTACGCCTGAGCCGCGGCAGCGGGAACGATGCCGTCCAGTGTCGCGCGCAGGTGGCGTGCGATCTCGATCAGTTTCTCAGGGGATTTGTCGGCGCTCGCGGCCTTGGCGGCCGCGCCCAACAGCATATTGATGCAATTGTTCCGGATGGTGGTGTCCGGTTCGCTTGCGGGAAATACGAGTTCCGCGCAACCGCGGGCAAGGTCTTCAAAGGCGGTAATCAGGAGGACGCCGGCGCTGAATTCATCCGGCATCAACTGCAGCGTCTTCATTGCCGCAGCGGTGACGTCGTCCGTTATCTTCTTCTGCAGGTCTTTGAGAATGCGCTCTGTGAGATCTTCAGCCATGGTGTGCCTCTCATGCGGAAGGAAAAAAGGCCGGTGCGTCGATGTTGGCAGTCAAAAGCGAACGCACCGGCAAGTGATGAAGACCCTATTGGGAACCGGGCGGGTCTTCACGGGACGGCTCAGAACTTCACGGCGGCGCCCGCCATGAAGAAATCGACATTCGTGGACTCGAGGTCGTACCGGCGATAGCTCGCGTAGAGATCCAGCGCCGCCGCATCGAAGTGCTGCACCGCGCCGAGGCCCCAATAGCTGAGCCCGAGGTTTGCGTGGCCAATGTCGCTATCGGCGTACTCGGCGAAGAGGGTCGTCTTGCCGAGTGCAATCCACTTCTGCTCATTACCGGCCTGCACCGACCATGCGGTGATGTCGCCAAGCGCGTTGCCGACCACTCCGCCGAGATCGAGGCGTCCGGCCATGCCGTTGACGAAAAAGCCGGTGTCGACATGCTTGATCGACGCGGAGCCCGAGAGCACGTTCGGATCAATCAAGTCTGTTCCGCCGATGCTGATCGAACCGATATTGCCAACGCTCGGAATGGCAATGCCTTCGCGATAGCCGATGCCGGCCGCCGCCTGGAAGCCGCCAAATTCACCGGCCCAGCGAAGCGCGACGTCCCAGACATCGCCCGTCGTCAGACCTTCGACGCCACCCGTCGCCCAAGAGGCGGAGAGCTGCGCACCGTTCCAGATGGGCGAGTCATAGCGGACGAGATTGGCGCGGCTGCCATCGAAGACGTCGAGCGCTTCACCGATCTGCGGCCCGACGATCGGCCGGAGTGACCACATGCGCGCAGCAACAACGGTGTTGGCAACCGAGATCTGGCTGATCTCGTGCGTCGCCTGATCGTTCAAGCCAACCGAGACTTTGCCGAGCGTATCGCTTGCGACGTAGCCGAACGAGCGGCGCGTATAGGTGCCCGTGCCGCTGTTATCAAACGGCGATCCGACGGCGCCCAGCAGGCTGTCGTTGTTGCCCGAACCGATGCCGATTTCCAGAACGTACCCGGCTTTGACGCCCGAGGTAATGACGGCTTCGCCGGCCACGCCAACGAGGCTTTCGACATTGGAGTTCGGACCGACAGCCCAACGTCCGTCGAGACCATCTCCGGAAAGATGCATGATGGATTCATTGACGACGCCGTAAACGGTGACCGAGACCTTGCGATTGCCCTTGCGCGCCGTCGTGGCTTCGAGTTCCGCGATGCGTTCTTCGAGGTCCGCGCAGCAATTGCCGCCGAGATCGGCCGCATACGTCGGTACGACGCTGGCGGCGATCGCGATGACGACGGCGGCGCAGACGGCCGCGACCGCCAGCGCGATATAGCGTGATGCACTTCGGGTCGGTTCAAGTGATGATGTCATTTGGCGCAGAGCCCCCATTTGTTGACGATGAATTGAAAAACGCTCTACGCTACTGAAACTCGATACAAACGCGCCGACGGTCAGGCCGCCGCCTCGTGCTCTTTCAACAATTGTGGAATGGAAATGCCGAGTTCGCGCTCGATCAACGCGGAAACGGCATCGCGCAAATCCCCAAAGTCTCGTTGATTGAGGTTCTCGAAACTGGCCGAGCGCGGCGTCCGGCATCGCGTGATGCCGTCGGTTGTCGGCCACCAAAATTTATACCCCTGCCGTGCTTCAACGGTTTCGAAGTAAGAGCGCGTTGTGGCGACCGCGGAATCCTTGCTGACGCCGTCCGTCCCGACGGCGTCCAATTCTTCGATCCAGCAATATCCGACCTGGCAGAAGAGCCACGCGCGCAGATGTTCGAACTTCAACGTCTGGTTCATGCCGATCGGCTTAAACCGGCACCGCTCCGGCCAATGATGCGACGCGGCGCGGATGATGCGCATCAGGCGATTATGGTCCAGGTTCGAACGCGGAGCGTCCGTGTCAGCACCGCAGTTGAGGCAGATGGTCATGCCGCCACCTCGCGCCGCTTGACGTGCGAGACCGGAACGGCGCCGGACATGGCGTCGATCATCACCATGATGGTGTGACCACCCATGACCCACGCTTCTGATGTTGTGATCGTCGCGATCGGTGTTTCAAAAGAGCCGGCACGCCGCCAATAATCGACCGGCGTGCCGATCGGGGTTTGCTTGTTCCAGACGACACAGAGGTTCTCAAGCTGACTGATCTTTGATGCGGCTGTTGTCATGCGGCTGCCCCTTTGCGCGCGGCGTAGCGAGCGCGTTCCGCAGCGCGCTGCTGAATGGCGCGCCGAAATTCTTCCTGCCGTCTGCGGGCGCGATTGAGCATCTCGATCTGCGCACGGAGTGCTTTCGCTTCGTTTGTATTTTCGCGAATGGCGCGGCCGCCGGACCATCCGAGCACGAATGTCCGCCGATATTCGACGCTCAACATCATGCGCCGACCATTGATCGTGCGCAGGCTTGCTTCGCACGTCGCGAGTTTTCGCGCCTCATGCTCGTCGAGATAATACCGCCAGACGTCTTTCATCATTCGTCCTCGACCTTGCGCGCCAATTCCTTGGTGCAGTTTCGAAGCCACGCTTCGGGTTCGCGAAGCGTCTTGCGCAGACCGTTCGTATGCTGATCGGAGGCCGGATGCTCCCGATTCCAGAAAAGACGAGCCTGTGATTCCGAGATGCCGGTTGCGGCGACGATCTCCGCGACACTCGCGCCATCGCGCGCTTTGGCCTTCGCCAAATCGAACCAATCGCCGAGTGTGAGTGCGCGGTCGGTCATCAGGCGGCAACCGCGTCAGGGAATTCGCAGCGGTATCGGCTCAGCGCCGCGACCATCGCCTCAACATCGGCGTTGAAGGCTTTGATCTCCGTTTCCATCGCAACGATCGCCATCGGATCGCGGATGAAACGCTTGACGAAGAGCTGCTGCTCATTCGGGAAGTCGGGATGGAAGGAAACGAAATCGCACCACGAGCGGCTCGTGCATGCCATTTCGAACTGCATCTGTTTGATATAGCTACCGTCGACCTTTCCCGTGCTGATCGATTCCGCGTGCGTGGCATCGAGTGGGCACTTGAACTGGGCTAAGCCGTCCTCGCCAACGAGCCGATCAGGCGAAGCCGCAGCAAAGTCCATCGTCGGATGCAGGACGAGCCCGACCGTGCGGACGACAAGTCCGGACCGCCACTCGTAAAGATCGGCGGCCATCGGTTCGCGCGCGATGCCGTTCCGGATGTGCAGCGAAGTGAAGCCGCCCTCGGTCGGCGTTTTTTTTATCCGCTCAAGCGCCAGTTCGGTCACGTATTTGGCGCGCGTTGCCGATGGCTTGCCGCCCTTGCCTTGCGCGACGACGTCCGGGATGCGCGACGCCGTGATGCGTCCGCAACGCGCCATCCGCCATTCGTCGGAACCTTGTTCGCATTCAATGATCCGCATGCCGTACCTCAATAAGAAATCTTCGTGTGTGGGACTTGGCCCGATGCGATGAGTTTGACGATGAGTTTGCCGATGTCCTTGCCGACGCCCGCATCGGTCAGAGCCTTGAGAACTTCGGCGTTCACCTCAGCCTTGTGCTTGCGATCTTTTTCCCGAGCGCGCTCGGCGTCTTCAGCGGCCTTCTTTTCGTCGGCGATCTTCTGGCGTTCAGCCGCAGCGGCCGCGATCGCCTTGTCGTCGGCTTCCTGCTTCAGGCGCTTATTCTCTTCTTCGATGCGCTCTTTTTCGATGCGGTCGGCTTCGGCCTTCTCGGCCGCCTCGCGCTTGGCCCGTTCTTCACCCTCTCGGCGAAGTTCGTCCTCACGCTCCTTGGCCTTGCGAGCCTCGTCGGCGGCCCGCAGTTTCGCGAGTTCGGCGGCATCGGCTTCCGCTTTTTCGGCGCGCGCCAATGCGTTCGTCAGGGCCTGCACCGACGTTTCTTTGGCGATGGCGTATTCGGTGATGAACTCGCCGCAGTCGGTACCGACGACAATGGCCGAGACTTCCGCGAGACGTGTGCGGAGCGTCTCGGCCGTCGTGCCCTCTAGCGGCTTGCCGAGTGCGGCAATATTTTCCAAGGCTGCCTTGTGCTTATCGGTGCGGGCCTTTTCTGCGGCTTCCCAATCGGTCAGAGGTCTGCGGACATCGTCGCGCCACGCGGTGATCTTGCCCTCAGCGTAGCGGCGCGCTGCGTCGATCAAATTGGGGATTTTCTTCTGCTCGTCGGCGAGACGCTTGCCTTCGGCCTCGATCGTTGTCTTCGCTTTCGTCACGGCGAAGGCGAATTTACGAACCGCCTCGCGATCCGCTTCATTTTTCATGTCGCGCGACGCCGCCGTTGCCTCGAATTCGTCGATGCGCGCACGTAGGCCCTTCAAGATCGTATCAATTCCGACGTCAACGCTCGCCGTAAAAACCGCGAGAGAATTCTTCTGATCTGGCAGCGTGATCAGCGACGTCCTTTCTTCGGCGACGATGTCATCGGTTCGGATGATCTCGTTCATGCCAGCGCTCCTTTTGCGATCATGCTGTGCAGTTCGCGCTTGAGCGCATCGAAGTTTGCGGCGCGGATTTCAGCGAGCGTCGGAACTTTCGCGACAAGGCGGAGAAACACCGCTTCGGTGCGCCCGGCTTCGGCGATGAGCTTCTTGAGTTCGGTGATCTGCTCGGGAGAGACGGCGGCCGTCTTCGCCGACGAGGCGGCGGCATCATCATCCTGGCCGCGCGTGACGATGTTGAGCATCGCCGTCGAAAGCGCGCGCTTGCCGTAGCTGATCGCCGAGACGCGGGATTGATTGTCGTTCTTTTCGCCCGTCGTATCGAACGGGAACGGATAGGACGAACTAATGATATGCCCAGAATTGTGAGCCAAAATGCACGTAAGAAGAACGGCGCCCGGAGCATCTTCGGCCTTGAAGCTCAGGCCGAAGCCGAACCGCTTCAAGACGGGATTGATTTCCGGAACGATGTCTTCGTAAAGCCCGTAGGCGCGGCCGTTTTCCGTTTCGCCGTTGCGCTCGATGACGGGCAGTTCCGCTTGCATGTCGGCAAATGCCGCCCAAAATGCGCGGGATTTTTCCTCGCTCTGGAGCTCTTTGGCATTTGCGAGCAGATGCGTGCGCTCTTCGAGCGACTTGGCGCTGAGCGCAGCTTCGAAGAATTTTTCAGACAGGCTCGGCAGGCGGATCACGGCCTGAGCGGGCATGTCAATGCTCGACAGCGCGGCTATCGCCCCGGTGTCTTTCGACGCCTTTTCGACTTTGAGTTTTTTCGCGACTTGAGACATTCGCGGCTCCTTGAAACGTTGGCGGGGGGGGGGATTTTTCGAAATCAGAAAACGCGGCCGCGCACGGCGCGGTATGTGCCGTGTTCCCGGCTCATCGCCTCATTGCGATCGGGAACATCACGCCGGTACAGCGGATCGCTGGCGCACTTTTCGCGGAACGCCGCTTCGGCTTTTGCCTTGCGTGCGGCTTCGCGCTCCGCGCTTTCTTTCCAGGATCGCAACAGCGCCTGACCGGCCGGAGACGCGAGATAGGCGTCGATGATTTGCTGGTGCCGGTTCTTAGGCCGCTTGATCACGTCGTTTTGAGATGACGCGGAAGCATCAGCAGTTTGCGCAAGCGCAACACAATCCATGATGTACGTCCCCAGATCGTTTTGTTTTGCTGGGCCGCAGCGCACGCCCAAGGCGCTGCGGCCATCTGGATGGCCGCCCAAGGCGAAGGCGGTTGCATCCTGACACGACAAAACGTACCGTATCGGAACGTAAAGTCAAGCAGCGTTCCGCTTCGGAACGCTATTAAGGCAAACTTTCAACCAGTTTATGATCAAAATTCTCGCACTTTGTTCCAAATATACGAGTGTTTTCCTAGCGAAGGCGAGTTTGTGGGGATTAAGCAACATGCCAAAAAAAATCTGGGCCCCGTTATTTCGGGGTGTCGTCGCGTTCGGTGCCGTTTTGATCGCGGGCGCGACTTGGCATTACTGTGAGGTGCTCGCAACCTTCGCCTTGAAGGGGAGTATTGGGGTCATGCCGCCGATCGGTACGATCTCAGGAGGTGCGCGCTATGGCGCCGAGTGCGCGGCCGGCGCGATGGCGGCGCGATCCTTTATTCAGGAAATGATTTCGCAGAACGCCTATTACCGTCTCGCGCAGCGCGTGAAGGAGATGATGGCGGCTGGAAATTTCGGCGGCTTTGAGGTGGGCTTTTTTGAAGAAATCGCGCGCGCGGCTGGCGGCGACAAAACCATCTTACTCTCGGACTACTACGCCTTTAATGGTGGTCTTGATCCCGGTGTCGTTGATGCCGTGGATGACCTTGTTTCGCGACCGGCTGGACAGCAGCATGTAGGGGGCCGCGAAGAGGCGTAGCGCGTTTTCTACGCGCGAACCAGTCGTGATATCTTCAATGGAAACGAGCAAAATATCGCCCGTCCGTCGACGGTCGATGCGATCTTGTGATGTGTTCAGGATAAACGTTTCGCCCGTGGCCATGCCATCAATGTGCTCGACGACATCGCTCAGCACGCGGAAGTGCTTGAACCCCTCTGCAGCCAACGCCCGATAGGGTTTCGGAACCTCGATTTCTTCGGCGTCTTCTTCGCCAATGCCGGCGAGCTGCTCCTCACTGAGCAGAACCCGGGGCGAAACATTCAGGGCGCGGGCTATTCGCACGAGCCAAGCCTGCGTAAGGCCCATGCTGCCCGTCTCGAGCCGACGAATCGTGGCGCCGGTGACGGCCGGCTCGCCAGGTGGCGGCTCGACCATCGCCGCGAGCTTGTCGGACGAGATGTGCAGATGCTTGCGATGAAACCGGATGCGGTTCGGCAAGCGTGCCAGCGGTACATCTTCTTCTGCCATTCCATGGGCATACGGCACCTATTGCTTTGCACCAAGGGGGGACCTGCTGTCGGGCCAGCGGATTTAGGAGCGTGTCAAATCCGAACGAAAGACTCGCGTCTTGACGATAGCGTTCCTATTCGGTACGTTAAAGCCCATGAAACTGCGCGACTGGCTAAAAGCTGTGAATATGACCACCGACGATTTCGCGTTGGTAATCAAGGTTTGCGGCGGAACGGTCCGCCGTTACGCATCTGAGACTCGGACGCCGCGCAAAGCAATAAAGGTGCGGATTCGGAACGCAACAAATGGCCGCGTTCGTTTCCGTGATTGGCCGGATTGGGATCCGGAGGACGATCAAATCGAAGAGGCGCAAGAGGCGGCCTAGCGCCGTAAGGCGCTGATGTGGCGGGGTTTTTGTTCAGTTTTTGTGCCGCGTATCTGGCAACCGTTCTGGGGGCACGAATGGTTTCTGTTCGAATCGGGGACAACACCGGACGCGTATTTGAAGCCTCTCCTGGGGGGAGGGCTTCGGGCACAGGCACTCGCACGTCCGGTGTTGTCCTCAATGGGTATGCCGGCACGCGCGAGGGCTCCTGATGGAACTCACGGGCGGCCTCGGCTTCATCGGTGCGATCGTCGCGAAGTTCTTCTTCGCGCCGCGCGGCTTCGACGTCGTGAAACGCGTTGATCCGCACGATTTTGCGCCGGTTTTCACGCCCGTCGTCACGCCCACACAAGCGCCCGCCCTGGCGCCCGCTCCGTCCGCGCCCGCGCCGGTCAGGCGCGCGCGCGCGCCTCACGCCACAGCATCGACGCGCCGCATCGTGACGGTCGAGGAGGCCGTGAACACGCTCATCGCCTTCATGAACGCCGAGGGAAACACGGGCTATTTCGCCGCCGACGAGATCGACGAGTGGTGGAAAATTTGCGCCGAACTCGAGGATCTCGAACCTCTGGATTGCAGCGTCGTGCGTGAAGCGCTCGAAGCCCGCAAACTCAAGGTCGGGCGCAAGCGCCTCAACATGCCGGAATATTTGAGCGTCAAGCAACGAACCGGCTCTGATCGCCTCGTTCTTTTCCGCATTCCAAAATCGCGCCTCGCCGCAGAATTTTTGCCTGCCTCAAGCCCGGCCAGCCCGGGCGCAAATCCGGTCAGTCCGGGCGTCGGCCCGGCAGCGCCCAAGGGACGCCCGGCTTCAACCCGGACCAAGTCCGGACGGACGCCCGCGCAAGCGCCCTCTCACATCGAAAAACCCGAAGATTTCCGGGAGGCGGCATGATCAGCGCTCATAAGAGCGGGCTTCTTTCGTCGCCGAGCGTCGCCGCGATGGCGGTACGTGACGCGCAGCCCATCCTCAGCGCGGTGCTTTTCCACGATCCAAGCAATGTTTCGAGGATCGTTTGGAGTTCGGCGCAGCGCGTCACGTACGGCCATGCCACGCCGGATGCGCGTGCGCTGACGTATGCTGCTGCATTCTGCAGATTGGTCGCCGCTGAATTCAACAAGCCCAGCAGTCCGGCTTCGCGGAGGGCTGCATGAAAAACAGTCCACATATCACTCTTGCGCTCGCAATCATCGCAGTCGCCCAAGCGCTCTGGCAGATCAAGGATCCTGACCCTGTACTGGGCGTCATCGGATGGATCACGACATCCGCCGCTCTTTTGCTCCTCGCGAGAAAGGAGCACGCATGTTCGAAACAATAACCGGCAACCTTTTCATCGTCGGTGTGCTTGTCGCCAGCGCGCTCGTCGGCTGGCGATTGGGTGGAGGCAATGGTTGAGCCATGACCTCGCGCCAGCGGACGTGCCTTCTTTTTATCCAGGATCATATTGCGCGCACGGGCCGCGCACCGACTTATGCCGCCATAGCAACGGCGCTTGGTGATGTTGCGCGGGCCAATGCGTTTGCGCTGGTGCACAGGCTGATCGCGTCAGGTCATCTCACCATCGACCGCGGCGGCTTATCGGCATCGATCCGAGTCATTCGGCCGATTGAGCCAATCGTCGACATCTTCGTCTTCAACGACGCAACGAAACGGCTTGAGCGCTACGTCGTGCGGAATCGGAGGGTCGCATGACTTTCCGCGACGTGATCCGCGTCATTCGCTTTTGCAAGGTGCCGTTCCTTTGGTTCGTGAGCTGCATTGTCCTGTTCATCTGGAGCACGGCTCATTCTGATGTGGCACCGAACGTCAAGGTGCCGGATGGCGCTTTCTACGGTGCGATGTCGCTGATGGCCGTGGCCGGTCTGCTCGGTTTCGTCATCGGTCTCTTCTCTGTCGCCGATGCGATCCATCGCATCGATCAGGACGAGCGCCTGCGCCAACTGTTTGAACTCGATGGCATCGAGCCGCCCCTGGACCGGAGGGCGAAGTGATGCCGGGATTTTCAACCGCACATCTTTCGCAGTCAGCCGTGCTCGCATGGCTGACGACGCAATTCTTTCTTGCGGATTGCGAGGCGCGTCGCCGCGGCGTGCCTCGGGTCGCGGTCATCAAGAGCTGGCTGAAGAAGCCGGACACCTGAAAACAGTTCAGCCCCGGATCGCCAAATCCGAGGCTGAGCGAATTTGTGAACCCGAGGATGCAGCCCTCAAGTTCGAGCCGAGAACGATGATGTTGATACCGCAAGAATTGGACGGAATCAAGAACAGCGGCGCACCGCGTGCGTTCGATGTCATCGTGTTTGCTCCGCCGGGAAGCGGAGGCGGCGGTGTCTAACGAGCTAAAAATGCCGTTCGCCGAATGGCTCTTTCGCATGTCCGAAAAGCACGTGCCGTATCAGGCGCGCGCGCTCGCTGTCTATTCCGTCGTCTTCAAGGTCACGGCTAACGACGAGCTGGCGATCCTCTCCGGCATGGACATGAAAGGGGTCGCCGACAAGACGTACAACAAGTGGAAGAAGCACCTTGCCGACGGCGGCTGGGTCATTCTGAAGTCGGGCCTGATTGGCCGCGCGACAACGATCGAGGTTTCACCGGCGTTCGAAACTCAGCCCGTAATTTTTACGGACGTGATTGCGCGCGTGCCGGGAAAATTCGGTGAACTTCCATCCGTAAAAATTACGGATCAAGGCACAGAGAAAGCGGTTATCGAAGCCGTAAAAGTTACGGACGCAGTTGACGCCGAGCCCGTAGAAACTACGCGTAAGAATTACGATCGGCCGGTAAAAGTTACGCGTAAAAAATACGATCGGCCGGTAGAAATTACGGTTGAGCCCGTAAAAATTACGAGCGAAGACGGTAAAAATTACGAGCCGGAAGTAAAAGTTACGGCCGAACCAGAAATCTCCCCGGCGCGCCCGCGCGCGGAGAATAATAATAATTATATTAATAAATATAATAACTTACCTACCACTCTCACTCCCTCACCGACTGAGCTAGACGCCGCGCGTGAGGGCGAAGAGCACATCGGGCACGGTGTGTTCGTCAACTGCGAGACAATCCGGCACAAGAATTTCTCGATCTCGCTGAAGGCGATCGAATACCAGCTCGTCGGCGCCGTGCCGATGGACGAGATCCGCGCCATCGCGGCGGGTCACGCGCTGCAATGGGCGGCGGACATCGAGGCCGGCAAGCCGAGCAAAATTCCGGACAACACCGCGAACTGGATTCGCGCGTCGATCCAAGCCACGCGCCGGAAGGACATCGACAGCGAGGTCCGCCGTGAACGCGATCTGTCGCGCGGCGGCAAGGCGGCGAAAACAGAATCCACCATCGAGCGCCGAGCGCGCTACCTCGGATTGACCAAGGGAGGGTCCGCGTCATGAGTAGCCTCGCGACGGCGCACAAGTTCATCTCGCTCGTTGAAATCCATTTTCCGGCGCCGAAGTTCAACGGCGACGAAAGCCAGGAAGAGCTCTGGACGGATTCCATCGCGCAGATTTTGGGGCCGTATGACGACGATGTCGTCTTGGATGCGGCCGCCACCATCGTTCGCACGCGTCGGCCGAAGACAGATGGCACGATGTTCCCAAAGCCTTCGGAATGCATCGAGGCCTGCGACAACGCCAAGGCACGCAAGCAGCTCGCACAAACGCCGCTGCTTGAAACCGCCTCGAAGATCAAGGAACGGCAGGAGCGAGATCCTCACGCCGCGTGGCGTAGGGACCGTGTCGCCCTGGCCGTCGATCTCTGCCGCACCGAACTCGGCCAGCGCGCGGGTCGGGAAGGCTGGATTCTGCAGCTCTACGATTTTTGCCGCGATTACGCGCGGCTTCCCGCGCAAGCCGGTGAAATCGAAACACTGATCGCGAACGCGCGCGCCTATCAGCAATTGGTTGAGCGCCTGCGTGCCGAGGCCGGCACCGACATCGTCGTCAATGCGCTGGTGCGCCTTGGCGACACGGTTCTCGGCCGACGTCAGGAAATCTTCGAGCGCACGCAAAAGCCAGAAACGGAGCGCGAAGCCAATGCGCGCCAAGAGCTGGAAAAGCAACTGCGCGAAAGCCCGGAAATTCTCGAACGATTGGCCGCCGAGCAGAAGGCGCGCCAGCGCGTGCGCGACGAAGCGGAGACACAATCCGCATGACGTTGTCGTCCGATGCCATGATCAAAATCGCCGCGACCGTCACTGGCTTGACGTGCGATGACCTTCGCGGAAAACGCAAATGCCGAGCGCACGTCCGTGCTCGCATGATCGCGGTGCTCCTCTACCGCGAATTCCACGGCATCAACTATTCGGCGATCGGACGTCTCTTGCGCAAAGAGCGAACGATTGGCCGCCACGCCATCCGAGATCTCGACGGTCTCCGGGCGACGGACGCCAAATTCGCGCAATGCTGTGTTCTCGCCTTGCGCATCGCGCAATCATGGCAGGGTGAACTGACCGCTGCGCAGACGGCCGCCGTCAGCGCCTTGCGGCCGCGCGCGGCCGCGCCACGACAACCGCGCAAGCAAAAACGGCGCCCATTGCCGCGCCTGAAACCAATCAAGAAGTCGGAACGATACGACAGCATTTGGCACGAAGACGCAGATTTGCGCGCGTCGCTCAGGGCCAGTGAAGCACGATTGTTGGCTGTGGCGTCTCAGTATTGCGAGGGGGAAGTTTTCAGAGAAAGAGCGGGGGGACGATGAAGGGCGCATGGTCGGAAGCGGAATCGGAACGCGTAAAGTCATTGGTGCTTACAGATGAGTTGTCGGCATCGGACGCAGCAAAAGCGCTCAATCGGGAGTTTGGAAACAACCGCACGAACTGTTCAGTTATCGGTCGACTGCACCGGATGGGCATCAAGGTCAGCGAATTGCAGCCCGCAAGGCATCCGCGCCGCGTCTTCGATCGATCCCCGAAAAAGGCGGCGTCGAAATCAGCGCCGAAGGCGCGAACTCCCAAGGCACCGACGCGGGGTTTCGATTCCAACAGCGCATCGAAGGAACCGGATCAATCCATCGCCGCGCTATTGCGCGCGAGCGAAACGAGCGTGCCGGCAGCGGATTGCATCGGACTTATAAAATTCGTCGACGGCAAGATCCACGCCAATGAAAAACTGAACGAACGCGCCTGCCGGTTCATCGAAGCTGATCCGCTCAAGTACCGTGATTGCTATTGCGGGAAGGAAACGATCGCGCCGCTGATCCAGTATTGCGAGGCGCACTTTCGGCGCATGTATCCGACCGCCAAAGTCGAAACCGCCATTCGTCACGCTCGACGCGAAGCCACGGCTTCTCAGCGATTTGAGGTGGTCGAATGAATGGCTGGTATCTGATCGCGATTTTTCTACTTCACTCACAACCCGTGCACGAGCGCTACGCGACCAAAGCGGCGTGCGTCGACGCGCTCAAGGAAATGAGCGTCATCGCGAAGCGCGATTTCGTCTCGGGTGTTTGTCAGAGCGAAGCCGACGAAGACGACATCGTTGCGATCCACAAGCCTTTGCCCGTGGAGGCGTCGTGGCCATGAAGCTGCGCATGGGCTCAGTGTGCTCGGGAATGGAAGCGGCAACCGTCGCGATGAAGCCGCTCGGCTGGTCGACGGAATTTGTTGCCGAGATCGAGCCGTTTCCCTGCCACGTGCTCGCCGAACGTCACGGCGCGTCACGGCCGCTGTTCATGCCGGATCCGGACGAGGCCGAAGACAGAGCCGACAAGCTGGCGCGCGCCGCGGCGATCAAAGCCGTCGCAGGCCTGCCGGAGCGCGGCCGCATTCCGAACTTCGGCGATTTGAACAGGGTGGAGGATTGGCCGGATGCAACTATCGATGTTCTCATCGGAGGCACGCCCTGCCAGGACTTCTCCATCGCCGGTCTCGGAAAGGGCTTGGATGGCGAGCGTGGCCAACTCTCGCTCAAGTATGCTGTTGCTGCTCGGCGCTACCGGCCCCGCTGGCTGGTCTGGGAGAACGTCGTCGGCGTCCTTTCGAACAATTCCGGACAAGCCTTTGCAAGCCTTTTGGGACTGCTCTCCGGGAACCGGATCGAAATCCCGCCCGGCGGCTGGCAAACTGCGGGCGTTGTCCCGGGCCTCGACAACGCATACGGCCTCGCATGGCGCGTGCTTGACGCTCAATTTGTCCGAATTCACGGGCTTGGACGGGCTGTCCCTCAGCGACGACGGCGTGTGTTCGTTATCGGATATCTTGGAGACTGGCGACGTGCCGCAGCAGTACTATTTGAGCGCGAAAGCCTGTCGGGGAATTCTCCGCCGCGCCGTCAATCGGGGAAAGACGTTGCCCCAACTCTTAGCGCGCGCACTAAAGGCGGTGGCGGACTTGGAACCGATTTCGACCACGACGGCGGCCTAGTCGCACACGCTTTGCGCGCGGAAGGTTTCGACGCGAGCGAAGACGGAACGGGTCGGGGCACACCGTTAGTCCCTGTCGCGCTGAACGATCTAGAAGGCGTTTCACACGCGCTACGTGCCAAGGCCGCTGGTATGGGGCAGATAGATCCATTCGGCGAGACGTTCGTTCAAGACGGTGCGCATGTTGAAGCGGTCGTTATGGCGCACGGTCAAGGCGGAGCCGAGATCGCATTCGATCGATGCCCGACACTGACGTGCGATCACGAAGCGCCCATTCTCGCGCAAGGCGTCGCGCTGCGCGGCCGCGATGGCGGTGCCACAGCAGAACTGACTGGCGACATCATGACGTCGCTCCGGACCGGTGGCGGAGGAGGCGACAAACCGCACGTTCTGACGGCGGTTTGCTTCGACGAAACGCAGATCACGTCGAAAGACAATCGCTGCAATCCGCAGCCCGGAGATCCGTCACATCCGTTGGCGGCCGGGGGCCGGCCGCCAACGCTGGCATTTCATGCTCGCCAAGATCCGGACAGCGGACCTGTCACGCATCCTCTCGATACCGATGGGTCAAGCATTGGGGTGTTTAGCAACTGGCGCGTCCGCCGGTTGACGCCCGCCGAGTGCCTCAGACTTCAGGGATTCCCCGACGGGTATCTCGACATCATCTATCGCGGCAAGCCCGCCGCCGATGGTCCGAAATACAAGATCATCGGCAACAGCAAGGCCATCAATTGCGTGCGCTGGCTCGGCACGCGCATCGAGATGGTGGATGCGATCACCAACGAGGTGGCCGCATGAGCTTCCGCAAGATCGTGATCGGCCGCAAGCCCTGCATCGTACCGTTCTGCAGGTGCACCGTCGCGCATACGCCGAACCTTGGCACCGAGATCATCTGCCCGAAGCACTGGCGCCTGGTCAGTCGAACGGATCGCCGCGCCTACAATGCGAGAAAGCGCGCCGTCGTCTCGAGGATGTGCCACGAGCCGGCGGCCGCGAAAGGCGATCTCTTCAAGGAAATCACCGAGATCAACAAGCTCTGGGATCGGCTCAAGCAGCAGGTGATCGAGAAGGCGGTGGGGATATGAGCGATACGTATTTCGGCCTTCCCACGCACATCAACGGCGAACGCGCGCCCTACGAAATTCACAACGCGCTTTATTCGCAATTCTCGATTGCCCGCTTTTACGGCGGCTGCACGGCTTACGGCACGCGCTACGTGTGGGTCGATAGCGTCGAACCGATGTTGGTTCGCGCAGATCTTTTCGCGGCGCGCAGAAAAGATGCCCGCATGCGGGAGACGATACCGCGTTGCGCCAGGACAAAAGATCTATTCGAGGTGACGAAGTGAGCAATCGCGCCATGGCGAGCACCAAGCGAACCGCTCGTATCGGAACTGCTGAGCAAGACGATTACCAAGCCTTCCTGCAGGCGAAGATCGCGCTCGCGCCGTCGATCGGCGTCGACGTGGATGCGGGCGAGATCAATCCCGCGCTGCGGCCGCACTGCAAGCCGATCGTGCAATGGGCGCTCCGCGGCGGCTGCCGTGCGATCTTCGCATCCTTCGGCTTGCACAAGACGACGATGCAGATCGAGATCATGCGCCTGCTCGGCAAGAAGAAAGGCGTCCGGCGACTGATCGTGCTGCCGCTCGGCGTGCGCCAGGAGTTCATGCGCGACGCCGCGGAGCGCTTCAAGGGCCGGTTCAAGGTCCGGCTCAAATTCATCCGCTCCGCCGACGAGCTTGAACCGGAAGGCAAGGATGATCCGATCTATCTGACGAACTATGAGACGGTGCGCGACGGCCGGCTCGATCCGAATATCTTCGGCGCAGCAAGTCTCGATGAAGCATCGGTGTTGCGCAGCTACGGCACCAAAACCTACCACGAATTCTTGCGCCTCTTCGCCGACGTCACCTTCAAGTTCGTCGCCACCGCGACGCCATCGCCGAACCGCTACAAGGAACTGATCCATTATGCGGGCTTTCTCGGCATCATGGATACGGGCCTCGCGCTGACGCGCTTCTTCCAGCGGGACTCGACGTCGGCCAACAACCTGACGCTCTATCCGCACAAGGAAGATGAATTCTGGCTCTGGATGCACTCCTGGGCAATCTTCATTCAGAAGCCGAGCGATCTCGGATTTTCAGACGAAGGCTACGATCTGCCGCCGCTCGATGTGCGCTATCACGAGGTCGCGACCGACCATAGCCGCGCCGGCGTCGAGAAGGACGGCCAGCACCTTATGTTCAAGGATGCGGCGCTGGGCGTGACGCAGGCGGCGTCCGAAAAGCGCGAGAGCCTTACGCGACGCGTCGCCAAGATGCGCGAGATCATCGCGGCCGATCCCCGCGAGCACATGCTGCTCTGGCATGACCTCGAAGACGAGCGCCGCGCCATCGAAGCGGCCGTGCCGACGTCGGTCAGCGTGTTCGGAGCACAGGATCTTGAGACGCGCGAAGAAAACGTCATCGCCTTCTCGGAAGGCAAGCTTCAGTACCTCGCGACCAAGCCGGAATTGTCGGGCTCGGGCTGCAATTTCCAGCGCCACTGTCACACCGCCGTGTTTCTCGGCATCGGCTTCAAGTTCAACGATTTCATTCAGGCCATTCACCGGGTGCAGCGCTTTGGTCAGACGAAGCCCTGCAGAATCCACCTGATCTACACCGAGGCCGAACGCGAAGTGTTGCGCGTCTTGAGGGCCAAGTGGGCGCGCCACGAGGAGATGATGAAACGCATGTCGGAGATCATTCGCAAGTACGGCCTCGATCACATTGAGATGTCGAACACCTTGAAACGCTCGATCGGTGTCAAGCGCGTCGAGGTGTCGAGCGATCGCTACAAGATTGCCAACAACGACTGCGTGCTCGAAGCTCGGCTGCAGGCGGAGAACTCCGTCGACCTGATCGTCACCTCGGTCCCGTTCTCCAATCACTACGAATACACGGACAAGTACGAAGACTTCGGGCACACCGATAACAACGATCACTTCTGGCATCAGATGGATTTTCTGACGCCGGAGCTGTTCCGGATCCTGAAGCCCGGCCGGCTTGCCTGCATCCACGTCAAGGACCGCATCCTGTTCGGCAACGTTACCGGCAGCGGCGCGCCGACGGTCAGTCCGTTTCACGCCGAGACGATTTTCCACATGAAGAAGCACGGATTCGACTTCATGGGGATGATCACGATCGTCACCGACGTCGTGCGCGAGAACAACCAGACCTATCGGCTCGGCTGGTCGGAGAACTGCAAAGACGGCACGAAGATGGGCGTCGGTTCGCCGGAATACGTCATTCTCGCGCGCAAGCCGCAGACGGACCGCAGCAAAGGTTATGCGGACCTGCCGGTCACGAAGAGCAAGGCCGATTACACGCGCGCGCGCTGGCAGGTCGATGCGCATGCTTTCTGGCGATCGAGCGGCAACCGGCAACTGACCGCTGGCGAACTTGCGTCGCTCGGTCCCGACAAGCTGGCGAAGGCCTTCACCGAGTACAGCCTGTCAAATCTCTACGACTACGAATTTCACGTGAAGATCGGCGAAGAGCTCGAAGCAACCGGCGCTCTGCCATCGACGTTCATGTCGCTCGCGCCGGGCTCGCATAGCAACGAGGTCTGGCATGACATCAACCGCATGCTGACGCTCAACGGGCAGCAGGCGCGCCGCAACGTCGAGTTTCACATTTGCCCGCTGCAATTCGACATCGTCGACCGTCTGATCGAGCGGTATTCGAACCCGGACGAGCTAGTCTACGATCCGTTCGGCGGCCTGATGACCGTTCCCTATCGCGCGATATTGAAAGGCCGGCGCGGGCAGGCCTCGGAACTCAACCACGTCTCGTTCCTCGATGGCGCCTATTACTGCGAGACGGCCGAGCGCGAACGGCTGATGCCGACCCTCTTCGACATGGAGGGCGCCGATGCGGCCGCATAACGTGCTCGACGACATGCTCGCGCTTGAACGGATGATGTCCCAAAAGCAACTCGGCGAGGCCGTGAACGCGACCCTGTGGGACGTCAACAAAAAGTCACTGGCGGAAAGTGTCACGTTTGATTTCGGCGAACTCGCGCCGACGCCGGAGCATGAGGAATTCGGCTTTGAACTCGTGAAGCGCGGGCTATTTACCCCGCCGTTTCCGATCACGTTCTATTCCGGCCGAGCGCTCGGCATCAACCACGGCGCAATGATAGAAACGGCCACGCACGGCGACGACGGCATGTATTTCCTGACCGTCGTCTGCGAAACGCGGTCCGAACTCGGCAGTTTCATCACGCCGATGCATGGGTGCGCCTTTTATCAGGAAGGCGATTTCGAGACGCGGCCGCTTCGCACGACTTCGATGTTCAAAAATGCTGTGTCCGTGCGTCGCTCAACCGGCGAGCCATACACCGACGATCAGAAGTACGCAGCGCTCGGGCGCGCTCTACGCTTCGTCATCGGCGCGACGTCGATGCTGATGTCGAAGGACGTTCAGAAGACGACTGAACATGCGCCGGTGAAACTCAATGCGCAGCGGGCCCGCAAAGGCCGCTCCCCGATCAACGACGTCCACACCATTAAGATCGTAGCGAGTGAAGAGCACCGGTATCTCGAAGCCGGTCGCTTGTTCGGGACGCATGCGAGCCCCAAAATGCACTGGCGCCGAGGGCATTTCCGCACGCTTCATCGCGGCGAAGACAATCAGAAAATCATTCCTGTCGCGCCGTCTCTGGTCGGAGCGAACGAAAGTGCCAGGGGAATCGTGCCGAAGGAGTATGCCGTCCGATGACGCCCCTGATGCACGAACTCATGGAGATATTGGGCCGCAAACGCTTCCCGCTCGAGGATGAGAAGCAGACGCAGGCGTGCATCTATCACGCGCTCTGCGTCCCGCCCGTCGGCGGCCGCGTCTTCTGGGCAAGTGTTAATCGCGAGGTCCGCATCGCCGGAGGCATCATCGACGTCATGGTCGACGACATCGGCATTGAAGTGAAGATCAAAGGTGCCGGTGCGAGCATCATTCGGCAGGTTCGCAACTACCTCGCAGAGCCGCGCATCAACGGCCTTTTGCTCATGACGTCGAAGCCGGTCGACGTCAGCGGCGTCGTCGGCAAGCCCGTCGCTGTCGTGGATATGGCGAGGGCATGGCTGTGAAACGCACCTACGGAAAAATTCGTGAACTCGGACGGGGTGGCTGGATCATAGAGGATCTCGAGCCGCACGTTCGCCTGCGATTGAAAACGATCTTCCCGCGCATCCCGAAGACGGCGCACCCGCCATACATCCTCAATGGCACCGTGTCGCTCGAAGCTGATCTACTTTGGTTCACCGAACGCTATCCGCTCGAGATATCGGGTGAAGACCAAGCCAAGCTCGAAACCCGCACGCAACTGTTCGAAACGCAGCAAAATGAACTCGTGCAGTTGCTCTCGAAGGATTGGAAACCGTCAACGGTTTCCGGATTTCGAGACGGGGAAGCACCCTACGATTATCAGGCGCAGGCGGCGGAGCTGGCCCGGCGCAAAGGCGCGCTGCTGCTGATGGATGATCTCGGTCTCGGAAAAACCGTTTCCGGTATTGCGACGTTCGCCGGTCAACCGTTGCTCCTACCAGCCCTGATCGTGCCGCAGACGCACCTCGTCACGCAGTGGAAAGAAAAGATCGAAGAGTTCACGCACCACACCGTGCACGTCTTCAATAAGGCCACGCCATACGAACTGCCGCCTGCCGACGTCTACATCTGCCCATATTCCAAGATTGGCGGATGGTGCGATTTCGCCGGTAATGCCAAAGCCGACCGCGAGTTCCGCACGATCATTTTCGATGAGGTGCAAGAGCTTCGCCGCGGTACGCAAAGCCAGAAAGGTGCCGCAGCGCAGGCCTTCTGTAAGTCGGCACTGGTCGCGATGGGCCTTTCGGCAACGCCGATCTACAATTACGGTGCGGAAATCTTCGCGATCATCAATCTCCTGTCGCCCGGCGCACTCGGCTCATGGGACGACTTCACGCGCGAATACTGCCACGCCGATCCCAGCGGCCATTGGATCGTCGATGATCCGCAGGCGCTTGGCACGTTTTTGCGCGAAAACGCGTTGGCTCTTCGGCGGACGCAGGCGGAGGTCGGACACGAAATCCAACCGGTCAACGTCATTTCGCACGAGATCGATTACGATACCAAGGTGCTCGACGAAGACGTCGATCTCATGCGCAATCTCGCGATCCGCGTCACGACGGGCGAATTTACGCAGCGGGGTCAGGCGGCGCGCGAATTCGATATGCGCATGCGCAAGGCCACCGGCATCGCGAAGGCGCCGCATGTCGCGGCTTTCGTCAAACTTCTGCTGGATGCCGGCGAGCCTGTGGTGCTCTTCGGCTGGCATCGTGACGTCTATGACATCTGGCTGACGAAACTCGCGAAATACAACCCGATCCTCTACACGGGCTCGGAATCATCGACGCAAAAGGATCGTGCGAAGAAGGCCTTCATTCAAGGGCGGACCAATCTCCTGATCCTCTCGTTGCGCTCGGGCGCCGGCCTCGATGGCTTGCAGCAGCGCGGCCATATCGCAGTCTTCGGTGAACTGGATTGGTCACCGAAGGTCCACGAGCAATGCGTCGGACGTCTGCAGCGCCCCGGCCAGACCAAGCAAGTCGACGCTATCTATCTCACGACAAACGGCGGCGCCGATCCGGCGATCGTCGGCGTGCTCGGGCTCAAGGCGTCACAATCGCAGGGCATCGTTGATCCGTTGCAGGTGCCAGCCGATCAGCATTCTGACGGATCGCGCATCAAGCAGCTTGCGGAAGATTATCTCGCCGGCAAGAGCCGCGAGTATGTACCGTCGACCGTTGCCGAACCGGATCCGGAAACGCCTGATCTGTTTCAGGAGGTCGCATGATCTACGATGCGCCGGCCTCTTTCATTCAGCCGAGTTTCTTCGACGGCGTGCATCGGCTTGATCGCTGGCCGTTCGGCCACCTCGAGGCGAACGCGTATTCGCTGATCATGATCGATTGCGCCTGGAAGTTCCGAACATGGTCGATCGCCGGCGAAGAAAAGAGCCCGCAAGCCAAGTACCGAACCATGACGCTCGAAGAGATCCGAGCGCTTCCCGTGCGCGATCTCGCGACCGATCCGTGCATGTTGTGGATGTGGGCGACGGCGCCCGGGCTCGCCGAGCATGTCGATATTCTCCGGCACTGGGGATTCAAGTTCGTGACGTCTGGCGCGTGGGTGAAGACGACGAAGAACGGCAAGCTGCACTTTGGCACTGGGTACACGCTTCGAAATTCTCACGAAATCTTCTTGATCGGAAGCATTGGCGATCCGACCTACGAGGCTCGAAACGTTCGATCCGTGATCATGGAGCCGGCAAGAGAGCACTCGAGGAAGCCAGATCAAGCATATTCGATGGCGAGGATGCTGATCCCGAAAGGTCGGGCGGCAGACGTCTATTCACGAGAACGCCGCCCGACATGGGAATCGTTCGGAGATGAGGCGGGTAAGTTCGATGGCTCGTAAATGGACGAAAGAGACGTGTGCAGAGGTTGCCAAGCGCTTCATGCGCAGAAGCGATTTTTATCGCTTTGAGAGAAGCTGTTACTCTCAAGCCTGCCGCGGCAAGTGGCTCGATGAGATTTGCACGCACATGGTGCCCGGTGCGGCGAAGTACGAGCGATGGATTTATGTCATCAAATCTGAGGTCGATCGAAATGCGTATGTTGGGTTAACCTGCGATCTGCAATCCCGGATCAGGGGACATAGAAACCGCGCCAGAAGACCGTCAATGCGAGCGCTTCTGGATGGGCCGCATTGCGTTGAAATCATTTCAGGGCCGCACGTTGGCGAAGACGCAAAGCGAGCCGAAGCGGACGGAATGGCGTTGCTCAAAGAGCAGGGCTGGACCCTTCTAAATGTTGCAACGCCAGGCGCTCTTGGCGGAACGGCGCGGAAATGGACAAAGCCGGCCTGTCTTCGCGAAGCTAGAAAATATCAAAGCCGAGGCGAATTCTACGCCAACAGTACCGTTGCATATTACGCGTGCATCAATCGCGGATGGATGGACGAAGCGACGGCCCACATGCCGGATCGAAAGAAGCACCGCAAATATTGGACGAAGGACCGATGCGCAGAGGCCGCCCTTAAATGCGCGACACGTCGAGAATTTCGGAAGCGATTTCCGAATGCTCGTCAGATCGCGCAGCGCAACGGTTGGGCCGATGAAATCTGCAAGCATATGACGATTGAGAAGAGGCCGAACGGATATTGGACGTTGGATCGCTGCAAGTCTGTATTCCGTGAGTGCAGAACGCGCGGAGAGTTCGCGAAGCGATGTCCGGCTGCATATGACGCCGCGTGGAAGCGCGGATGGCTGAGTCGGATGGAAACTGGGGAAAGGGCAATTGCATGACGTATTTTCAGAAGACCTGCGAAGCGATCGTCGGCGAGATGCCGGACGACGTTCTCGTTCTCAAGGCTCGCGTTGCCGGTCTGGAATCCTGCGGCGCGCGCATCAAGGCCGCGATCGCGAAGGAGGCCGCATGAGCACCTTGCAGGCCTCCGCGCAAAAGCAACTCCGCCAGTTCGTCGAGCAGATCGAACGCCTGGAAGAGGAAAAGAAGCAGACCGCAAGCGACATCCGCGACAAGTACACGGAGGCAAAGGCGATCGGCTTCGACGTCAAGGCGCTGCGCGAGATCGTGCGCATGCGCCGCAAATCGTCGAGCGAGCGCGAAGAGCACGACGCAATCCTTGAAACGTACATGCACGCGCTCGGCATGCTGGGCGAACTCGCCGAAACGCCGCTCGGCCAGCATGCGCTCGAGACGCAGTTTCCAGATGAGGCCCGTGCATAAGGGGATGACGCTATGCCGAGATTGATTGTCGATTTGCCAACTCAACCGGACACGCAAACGCGCGCGCAAATCGCGGCGTGGGCTGAGCACATTCAGAACTTGGCCAAGAACGGCGGTTCGCCGGAAGAGATCATCAAATGCGGCGGACGACTGATGGCCACCGCATCGAAACTGTTGCCGTGGCCAACGAAACCGGCCGCAGCCGCCTAGCGAGAGGAAACGATGGACAACGAAAATATCAAGGAAGTCCGCCAGTGGCTCGACGGAAAGTTTTTCGTCACTGAAGGTTTCGTTTCTGACGAACAGGGCGGCCGCTGGGCCATGGGCGTCGCGCAAATTATCGGCGTGGCGCTGCTCGACGGTGAGCGGCGTTGGTATGGCGAAGCGGTCACGACTGGCATTCCGTACCTCTTCGTCCGGCGAGAGGATCGCACCTTCTTTGCGGAGTTAGATCAGTACCGCTCTGAGGACTTCTATGTCTCCAAGGATGACGCCGAGACCGCCGCAGCCAAACGCAGAAAGGGGCGTGAGGAACAAGAGGCTAAGCGTCGCTCGGAGGAAGCTGCGGAAAAAGCAGCGAAGGAATCCGAGGGGTTATCTGCAGCTTGAACGACGCCGATGCGAGCCGCGGCGAGGGGACGGCTCGAAACACTGGGGAAAGAATATGGATCTGACAGAAGTGCGCACAGCCTTCAAAGGCCTATGGCGGTCGATTTGGAATGAGGATGCGGCCAAGGAAGTCGTCGCACAGTGCGAAGACTTCATCGCGATCGGAGAACGAGCATACGCGATCCTCCGCCTGAGCGATGGGGCGAAGCGTCTCGATCAACTCCTGGCGAGCGATGTTTGGTATCCGGACCAAGCGGCTGCGGAGAAGATCGCGGACGCAGCCAATAGCGAAGGCGAAGACGAAGCGGCAGACGAGGCGGACGACGAACAGGCTGCGGCCTGATCTGGCCGCACTCACCGACTGGCAGGGCGCATGCGCCCTGCCAGGACACCGTCATCTGGGGGCAGACGTGAATACGGGCACCGCTCAAAATTTCTATGCCGTCGAAACCATGCCGCCGCCTTGGTCCGTCAAGGTGTGGGTGATCTGGCCGTATAAGAAGGGCATCAAGGGGCCGTTCGAGTGCGTGCGTCATAAGCATAAGAAGACCGGCGAAGAAGTATGGACGACATTTTTTCAAGGCGAGCAGATCGACCTGCCGCTGCGCAGCAAGCGCCCCGCCGATCCGAGCCGCCCGCATGTCGGCTATCACGATCTGATCGGTGATCGGCCTATTTTTTGGGCACCTTTGAAGCCTGAGCTATGGCAAGCGAAGTTGCCCAATGTCGCCTTCGTATGGCGTGATCCGGATTCCGTGCCGACGAATTTCTCATACGAGAAACAGACGTTTAGCGCATCGGAATTGGCGGAGGAAATGGAAGCCGACCGCGCCTCGGCCAATCGTGAAACGCATGTTTCACGGGAAAAAAGACAAGATCGCGCGGCCGAGCAATGGTGGCGCGATGCATCGCGGATCAAGTTCGGGCAGACACCGGACGCACTCACGCTTCGCGACTGCGAAGGCCGCCTGATGCGCGCCGTCGCAATGTCGGGCGCGGGCAACGTCGGCGACGATCTGGACATCGCGACAAGCGGTGCCTTGAGCGCCATCGCGGAAGCGGCCGGCGAAGTCTCGCATTATGCGACGAGCGATCCGGGCGTGCGACTGACGCCTTGTCCGCAGGATGGGGGCGAAAACTTCCTCGAGGCGATGCGCTGGTTTGCGTCGCTCGGAGCGCGCCGCCGCACGCGCATTGTCAACGATACCCGCGCAACCTGGTCGCTCTCCCAGAAGCAGAAAATACTAGTCTGGCGCGCGTTGCCTATTCCGCTCTCGTTCGACGAGATCGGCCAGCACATCGCACCGAGACGTAGAACCAAAGAAAAAGAAACGGAATCCGTCTCCGGCACGCGCGCCAAACAGTTGTTCGACGAGGCGATTGACTGGGCATGGCGCGTCGGCGCCGGGCTGGAAACGACGTGGGCGGACGTAGAGATCGAGAGGCTTCGAGATCGCAATCGATCTTGGAAGCGCAACAATCAGGGGGCAATTCTGTGAATGGGCAAGGCAACGAAGCCTGCTTCGATGCGGCCGGTATCTACGGCGGGCCGGAAGAAAGGTCAGACGCGCGCGCGCCTCGCGGCCGAGAAGCGCTCGACCTACTACGCCGTATGCCTGATCGGCTTCAGCGATCTCCTGCCGCGCCGGCTCGGCGACAACATGGGGTCATACCCGGTAACCGTCGTCACGTTGAAATCGAAGGAAGGCGATCATCGTCTCGAGCGGCTCGCGGTCAAGAACGTCGACCGCGGCCAGCCGCTCTTTCGCACGGTTCTCCTCGAGCATTGCCTTGTGCCGACGGAGGCGCACGCCAAGCGTCTGAAAACGGCGTTGCTGCGGGCGTTGCTCGGGCAGGTGGAGGATATGGGCAACGATCCGTCGCGCCATTCCTTTCGCGACGTCGTTGGATGTTTCGACGTTTCGAGTTCGGAGGAGCGCGCGCTGTGGTGGGCGACGCTGCTGGACGACGCGAGCCAGGAGGTTCAGCGAACGATCCGAGGGTTCAAGGTGCGCACCAATCAGGATCGAGAGGCTGACATTTTGCGATATCTGCAAGGGGGAAAGATATGACGACGATTGCGATAACCGAAACCGATTGCGCCGCGGATGGTTGGCGCACATGGGGCGATCAAATCCGCGGCGAGAATTTCAAGAAGCTGCACGTTGTCGACGGTTCTATATATGCCTTCACAGGCTTAGCGCCGCTCATGCAAAAGATGATTGAATGGCATCGCGCTGGCGCCGATCCGGAAAAATTGCCGTCAGCCCATGACAAGTCGCAGGAAGGCTGGACCCTGATTGTCGTTGATCATGGTGGCATTCATAAACTGACATCGTCATGCCCCTACGAGGAACTGTTTGATCCGCCAATAGCGTTTGGCGCCGGTCAGGACTACGCGATGGGCGCAATGCTTGCCGGAGCCACTGCGCAACAAGCGGTCGAGATCGTTGCCAAGCTTTGCAATCACACGGGAGGGGAAATTCAGAACATTAAAATTCATCACGCGCTAGAGGGTCTCTACAAGGACGCCGCCGAATGACAGGCGAAAATGTCATTTTTCTGAAATTCAAAAGCCCCCATGTCTGCGAGGACACGATGGCGTTTATTGCCTGCAAAGTCTGCAAGAACAAGACGTTCACGCTGGTCGATGATCAACCGGAAACATTTCCGTTGATGCGATGTGCAGCGTGCGGCGCGCACATCGGACGCATGGGCTGGGCGCACGATGACGATCCGGTTGTGAGCGGAGGGACGCCAGCATGATCGACGGTCACGGCTACGATCCTGCCGACAATAGCCGAAAATGCCATGCGCTGGCGATCCGCGAACTCAGGTTAGAAGGCGTTCGCTCCGGGAGGCATCCGCCCAATCTCGACGATCCGGAAGAGATGCGCGTTGCGCGAGAATCCGGTCTCGTCGTCGATCCGGTGCATCATCGGAGGTCGGCATGATCTTCCGTTATGAACCCGTCTTCTGGTCCGTCATCGCCGCGTTATCGGTGTCGGTCGCTGTGCTTTCGGTCATGCCGAAGCGCACAATCTCGGTCACTTTCGAACTCGACAACGGCAATATGGTGACGTTCGACGGCGACCGCGCCAAGTGCCTGACTGCAAGAAACGCAATCCTCGCCGACGATGGTTCAACCGTTGAGACGACCTCTCCGTGGGGCGTCAAGCACGATGTCCGAGCGGTTTGGTGCGTCGAAAATGGATACGTCATCACGGAGGGACTGGAATGACGAAATGGCACAAGGTTGAAGATCTCGACGTCAATCGCAAGCACGAGGTGATCGTCGAATGCCGCTGCAAATGCCGCAATCGCATGAAGGCGATCTGGGACGAGTTCTACGTCCCGGACGTCAACACGAAAGTTCGCTGCTTTCTGGGCGAAGACAACAACTATTATGGTCTGCAAGACTTCGGCCGCTATCGCGAGATCGGCGCATCGCTGCCGATCGACACGTCGGATGCGGCGCTTCTTGCCGATCGAAACATTCGGGAAATCACGTCGCCTGTTGCGCTGGAATCGATTTTCGAAACGGTGCACTGAATGATGAAGGCGCTCCTCGCCGCACTCATGGAATATCGCCGTGTCCGGAACGAACTCCGGCACGTGGCGAAACGCGACGGCGTACCGGTGTCGGATATTCAGATCAACCGGCTGGCGCGTGTCATCCAGTGCGAAGAAGAGCTTTCGACGCGAGGGCGCGTATTCGCGATCATCACGATCGGTACGCGCGTCGAGCACGGATACGGCGGTCAGCCGTACGTCGGCGTCACGGCAATCGTGCTTCACGACGACCGCCGCAGCTACCACTACGAAGTGAAGGAGTTCATTCGGGAGGAAGCCGCATGCGCGTGATTACGGGAAAGTCTTGGGGCGGAGCGACGCTCGGAGCAGACGGAAAGATCAAAGCCGGCAAGCGCAAGCCGGCGAATGCGTCGATGGCGCGAAAATGGGTGAAATCGAAAAAGCCGAAAGCAATTTCGCGGGCACAAGCGAAGGGATTGCAGAGGCCATGACTGCTGATGCTATCGGCCGGTTTACGGCTCGCGTCGTCGCGTTCGGAATCATCATGATTGTTTTGGGGGCGGTAGGTGGCGTCATCGGCTTTGGCGTCTATTGCATGGTGCTGCTCGCCTACGGCGAAGATGGAGCTCTGGTGATGACGTCGTTTGCGATCGGGGTCCTGATCGCGATGGACATCGGGGAGTACCTCATTAGCAGGACACGAAAGAAACCATGACTGGCTGTTTGGTTTTTTGTTGGCTAGGTCGCGTCAGTTGCGTTCATGCGTTGAATTTCAATCTGGGGAAAGATCATGAGCCAAAACGACGACGACCTGCAGAGCTTTCTGCGCAAATACATGGAAGATTTCGACCGTTCGCACCGCTATGACATGCACGTCATCAAGCAGTTGACGGACATCATCGCGAACTTCGGCCTTTCGATCGACGACGCGCGCCGCCAGCTCACCGCCGACGTCGTCGGGATGGCCAATGTTCTCGATCCGAACTTCCTGATCAGCCAGCGCCTTGCTGCGGTGGCTGAAACCGGTGATGCGCCGCCAACGAACGGCCGTGGTGGAGATCCGCGCGACGCGGTGAACAATCTGCGCAAACAGGGATTGCAGTGATGACGATATTTGTCGCGGAAAACAAAATCGCTGTTCTCGATCACGGTCACGTTCGTCTGGTCGATCACATGGGCGGCGATCTGTCGATCGTGCGCGCTGCACGAGTGTCCTATGACGCCGCTTGGCGCGCAGGCGAGGATCACGGTTCGGATGCTCGCTTGATCAACTACCTCTGGAAGAACCACCACACGACGCCCTTCGAGGCCGTGACGTTCACGTTCGAGGTGAAGGCCCCGATCTTTGTTTTTCGGCAATGGCACCGGCACCGGACGTGGACGTTCAACGAGCTTTCAGCGCGTTATCGAGAACTGCCGGAAGAATTCTATATCCCAAGCCCATCAGTCATCGGCGTCCAGTCAAAGGACAACAAGCAGGCACGCGACATGGGTATCGAGAAGCCAGACATGATCGTACCGTCCATCATTGATCATGCATGTCGGGCATCGTTCGAGACCTATCGTCTGCTACTGCTGCGCGGTGTCCCGCGCGAGCTCGCGCGCTCGGTGCTGCCAGTGGCGACGTACAGCCATATGTTCGCGTCTGTTGATCTGCTGAATCTGCTCAAGTTCTTGACGCTCCGGACACATGCGCACGCACAGCACGAAATTCGCGTCTATGCGGAAGCGATGCGCGAACTCGTCCGGCCGATCGTGCCGGTTGCCATCAGTGCATGGGAGGCGGCTAATGCCCCTGTTTGAAGTCACCGAAGACGAAAAAGCCCTGATCGAGCAGATGCGCGAATGGAAGGATGGCATTCCGGACGGCGCGCTCGGTCAGGGCAAACTCTCTGCTGTCTACCTCAGTCTCATGGCGGCCCGCGCCGAACTGTACATCATGGCGGTCCGGCACGGCCATAACGAC